AATAGAAGTGACGTATCTCGAAGGGATGGCTGAAAACAACTTGCCACACATCGTGGGATGAGAAAGCACGAAACCGCCGTATGCGGAACCGCACGTACGGTGGTGTGGGATGTCGGTAAATGTGAAAATAGGAGGCAAATGCCTTTTATAATTAGCATTTACCTCCTACCCAATTGTTTACACAGAAACCGATAAATCCTTATAAACCTTGATAAATCTGCTTAACTTTGCCTTAAACATTAATTAAAAGCGAATAAACATGGTTAAAAGGAAAAATAAACAACTTAACGAGTTAGGCACAAAGGAAGTTATCAACATAATGTGCCTGGAACTCAATGAAGGTCAGATTGTAGGCATTCCTAAGAATCCTCGCTACCTTAAAGGCGAAGAACACGACAAGCTAAAGAAATCGCTCAAAGACTCGCCCGAACTGTTGCAATACAAGCCGCTTATGGTGTACGCAATCGAGGACGGCAAGTTTGTCGTTATCTGCGGTAATATGCGTTTGCGAATTTGTCAAGAGCTGCACAACGAAGGCGTTGAAGGTTTTGACGCTTTGCCTTGCTTTGTACTTAACAAGGACGTGCCTATTGCCAAAATTAAGGAATATGCCATCAAGGACAATGTACAGGCAGGAAACTGGGATTGGGACGAGCTTGCCAACGGTGATTGGGAGGTAGACGACTTGCAGGATTGGGGCGTTGATTGCTCATTTCTGACACAATCGGAAGATGCCGACAATTTAGAAAAAAAAGAAAAAGAAGAAAATGATTATTCAGATGAAATAGTTTCTGAATACAAACTCGAAGTAGATTGCAAAAATGAAGAAACTTTGCAAGCTCTTTACGAAGAATTAACAGGGAGGGAATTAGAATGCCGAATTTTGACATTGTAAGAGAAGTGAAGCCAAAGAAAACGTTCCGTGTTGCAAGTGTAATGGGAACATTTGATTTGGAAACTGAAAATATAATAGAACACTTCAAAGGAAATATAGCATTACCGAAAGAATGGTCAGTGGGATTAATCGTTGGCAATAGTGGAACTGGCAAAACAACAATAGCCAAAGAACTGTTCCCAAACGCTTACATTACCAACTTTGAATATACACATGAGACCATACTCGACGATATGCCAAGCAATCGCAGCGTTGAAGAAATTACTAAAGCTTTCAATGCAGTAGGTTTTTCTTCTCCACCATCATGGCTAAAGCCATATCAAGTGCTAAGCAATGGAGAAAAAATGCGTTGTGATTTAGCAAGAGCAATTCTTTCAGATGATGAATTGTTTGTCTTTGACGAGTTCACATCAGTGGTTGACAGGAATGTTGCAAAAATTGGTTCTTTTGCTATGCAAAAAGCAATCAGAAAACAATCAAATAAAAAAATGATTGCCGTCACGTGTCATTTTGACGTAGAAGATTGGCTGTTGCCTGATTGGGTCTTTAATACAAATGATATGACGTTTCGCTTATGTGAAGCGCAAAAAAAAAATAGACCAGACATCAGACTTGACATCTATGAAGTCAAGAAAAACAAAGATGATGTTTGGAAACTGTTTGCTAAGTATCATTATCTGAGTCATTATCACAATAAGGCAGCACATGTATATGTTTGCTTGGCAAATGGTGAGTTGGCAGGATTTTGCTCCATACTTCCTTTCCCACACCCAAAATTAAAAAATGCGAGGAAAGAACATAGAGTTGTCGTTTTACCAGATTATCAAGGTGTTGGTATAGGAAGACACATGACAGATGCAATAGCTCAAATGTATAAAGACAAAGGGTATACATACCTGTGTACATCAAGCGCACCTGCATTTATACATTCAAGAAGCAAATCTCCTAAGTGGATAGTAACAAGAAAATTGTCGAGAACAGGAAAGGGCAGTAAAACAGGCAAAATACAAAATTCCAAAAACAAGAAATCAACATCATTCAATCGAATGACTGTTTCTTTTAAATACAAAGGTTAATAATGGCAAAAAGCAGTGGAGGTACGAGAAATTATAGAAATAATACCAAGGCCTTAACAACAAGAAGAAAAGAATTTGATGGTCTTATGCTCTCTGGATTTTATGACGTTTCGCGCTCCTACTTCGACCCGACAGGCGGATTTGTTGCAACAAACAAAGAGCATAATGAAGTCAAAGATCCTGAGATTGACAAAGAAAAAGAAGCTACATTGTTTCTCGCTAACAAAGGCTACAAAGTGTATCTTGACAGTGAACGTGCCACAATAGAGTTTGAACCTCATAATGATGGACGTATTTACAACATTCCCATGGATATAAAGACCATCAATGAAGCAGGCAAATACACCATCAAAAGGCAGTTGGAAAAGGCAAGCACTCAGAATGTGAAAGCTGTTGTTTTATATCAGAACAATCCTTTGGCTGATAAGAACTATGTAAAAAATCAAATTTATGGAGAAAATGGATTCATACAAAAATCACCAAAAAAAGCTTTAGAAAAAATTGATTGGATTATAGTTGTAGGTTCTAATGGCCATGTTCATAGGCATGACATTAGAAAAGAAAAAGAGGCAAGATTAAATGGTTAGCGGAGGATATGCCTCCCTAACTTGGATTCATCCGCAATATTATTGCCGAAATGGAGCTCCCGCATATCAGGTTACCCCAACAGATAAATCATTGCAAATATAATAATAATAAATCAAACAGCAAAACAAAAAGCATGAATAAAAACAAATAATTATGAGTAGACCCTTACCCATCAGAACAACCATTGAGCGTGCGCTCAACATAAACATTTCATTATCGCTGCCTGCAAAGGACAAAGTGGCGGTAATGGAGTGTTTGCTAACATTGAGCGCAAGTGAAATAAAGCGCATAAACGAGAGCGACAAAGCAACCGCTTTTGTTAGCCTTTGTGCTAATATACTTTGTCGTGGTGAGCTGATGGAGTATATGCAAATTCTCGAAATGTGCCGTAAATCGGCTTTAAACAGCGATAAACGTGCTTAAATGTGCGGTAAACACATAATGAAAGGAAAATATAAGGAGGAAGGAAAATAATATGGCACTATCAAAAAATGAAAGCAAGCGCAAGAAACAACTTGCCAATCTCGAAAAAGGCAAGTTTAAAAAGGGCGAGATTACCAATCCTAAAGGGCGACCGCCTAAACCCAAGACAATGACAACGTTCATTGCAGAAATGAAGGAAAAAGGTTACGAAGTGCCAACAGCACAGACCATAGCCGAGTCTTTTCTATATATAGCAACATTGCCCGAGGATGAGCTTAAAGCCGTTCTTGCTGACAAGACACGTCCTATGATGCAGCGTATTGTTGCGAAGGGTATACTTGACAAGAAAGGCATGGATATACTCGAGCGTGTCGTTGACAGAGCATACGGCAAAATACAGCGCATTGACCTTACAAGCAAAGGCGAGCAGATTAAGCAAGATCCATTACAAGTGCATGTGGTCACGAATACGGACGAATATAACAAAGTCCTTGCGGAAATACAAAAGGAAAAAGAGCGCAAGGATGCAGAACCTGACAAGACAGCGGAGTAATCATACAAGAAAGGAAAAACATACATGCCACACGTCTTCTTAGGGAAGAACTATTTGAAGGTCAAAGCCGCTAAAGAGGCTGGCTTCACAACGGTCTCTTTGCAAGGAAGCTCACGATCGACCAAGACGTATTCTGTCGTGCAGTTTCTTTGCTTGCTTTGCCATTCCGTTGCTGGCGAGACCGTTTCTATCGTGCGTGGTGGTATGCCTGCTATCAAACGCTCTGTTTACCGTGACTTCAAAGATATCATGCTATCGTTTGGTTGGTGGGATGATAGGTCTATGAATAAGACAGAGTTTGTCTACACCTTCCCAAACGGCTCATGGATAGAATTTTTCTCAACCGATGATGAACAAAAGATGCGTGGTTCAAAACGTAAGACATTGTTTGTCAATGAGGCGAATGAGCTTTCTTTTCTTGAATGGCAACAGCTCCAGATGCGAACATCGGAGTTTTCTATCCTTGACTACAACCCATCTTTCTCAGAAGACCATTGGATAAATCAAGTGAACGAGGAGAAATCCACGTATTGGTTCATTTCGACTTACAAGGATAACCCATTCCTTGAACCCAAAGTTATTGCAGAAATTGAGAGCTTAAAATGGAAAAACCCGAGCCTATGGCGCATCTATGGCCTTGGGTTGCGTTCGATGGTGGAGGGGCTTATCTTCACTAACGTTGTCATAGATGATTACATCCCCGTTGAAGCTAATAGGCATCATTATCGAGGGATGGACTTTGGATATGCGCACGACCCCACCGCTATTGTTGATGTGTATATTTGGGGAGACAATATCTATATTGATGAAGTTTGTTATCAAACGCACATGCTCTCATCAGACATCATTCGTGTGCTCAAAGAAGATAAAAGGAATACTGAGATTATATCCGAGTGTGCCGACCCACGCTTGATAGACGAGATTTATAATGCAAACATCGACATCAAGGCTGTAAAGAAGTTCAATGGTTCTATCGAGGCAGGTATCATGAAGATGCTCGAATATAAGATACATATCACCAAGCGATCAACAAACATACGACGTGAGTTCAATAATTACACGTGGCGACAAGACAAGGAAGGCAAATGGCTAAATGTGCCAATAGATATGTATAACCACGGGATTGATGCTATTCGATACGTCGTAATGTCTAAGGTATTAGGCGATTATGGAAGTGGAATGAGTGCTGGTGAAATCTTAAATCTAATATAATGATTATGGTGAGGATATATGACAAGCGACCAAGAGAAAAGCGCAAACGGTCGCATTATAACAAGAAAGGAATCGCTAAGCAATCATTTGATAGCATAGCCGAAGCAGAGTCATATATTGAACGGAAAAGGCTTGATGGGTATGTAGCATATTTCTGCCACGAGTGCGACCATTGGCATATAGGCCGCACAAAATAAAAGCAAGGCAAGTATTCAACCGGCCTTGCCTATATTCATAAGCCAAGATGCTTTACAAGCCAATCGCCAACAAGCATATTTTCGCTTTTAGCGCGCTTTTTTAGTTCGTTCAAGGCATCATGCGGGATGGCGGCATATAACGTCGCCTTGCCAAGTTTTTTGCGGCCAGCGCCTTTTCTCGCGCCACCGCGATGCTCTATTGCCTTTTCCATACAATGTCCTCAACGCTCATGTCCATGTCATAAGCAAGACCGTCAGGATTTGAAATGTACTCGGTTGCGATCTTCATGGCCTCTGACTTGGTGGTGGGGAAAAAATTGATCTTCATTGTTGTTGTTAAAGGGTTATTTGTTATTTATCTCGGTCACTGACAAGATTGTCATCTTGCCAACAAAGCTCTCTCGGTTTCCCTGAGTCTTGAAAATGCGAGTGTTGCGCTCGGCAATATCTTCTGCCATATTCATTGCATCAAACAAGTCCTTAGCAGATGCCGTGCGAGAAGTAGTGTAAGCCTCGCTCCAAGGAAAAAGCTGTCTTTCGAATGTAATATTAAAAGTCTTCATAATTGTATTCTTTTTATTTAACAATCGCAAAATTAATAGCTTTATTTGAAATAAGCAAGCGTTTTTCAAAAAAATATTTAGACCAAGAGGTTGTTTTAATATTTTTTTAAGATTAGCAATTTGTTTACACGTAAACGCCATGAAATCTTATATTGCGTTAGCATTCAGCTACTTTTGTGCTAAACACTTTTGATATGAGAGCAATAGAAGAAATAGTATTGAGCGTTAACGCGGATGATGTGCATCGCTTATTGACAGCGAAAAAACAAGGGTTTCGCTCACCCTTGCAAACATTGCATGAACAATGGGAGCCATCTTTACATAAAATATTCAACGAGAAATTCCGTCCTAAGAAAAAGATTAAAGTACCAACAGGTCAGAATGATCCGATTACAGGCAAACCGCTCTACAAGAATAAAACGGTAGAGGTTGTGCGTATCGCAATCCCTATGCAAAAATCCATCGTGAATCTCGTCGTTGGCTTTTTGATGATGAATGCTGTCACCTATAAAGCTACATCGCATGGCGTTGATGTGAAGAAACTGGATAGTAAGCAACAGCAACTCTTTGACGCTATCAACCACTGCTACCATGATAATAAAATGCGCTACTTCGACAAACGCCTTGCACGCACAGTGATGAGCGAATGTGAAGCTGCTGAGCTATGGTATCAGCCCTCGGATGCTGAGGGCAAGCTAAGAGGCGATATAAAAGTGATGCTGCTTTCCCCTTCGCGAGGCGATAAGCTATACCCACATTTCGACGATTATCATGTCATGGACGGCTTCGCACGCGAATATTACACTTACGATGAGCTCGGAACATCAGAGTTGCATTTTGACGTATACACAAATACGATGTGTTATCAGTATGTCAATGATAAGGGTAGCGGATGGAAGCTGAGAGCATCAGGCCTTCATGGTTTTACAAAAGTGCCTATCGTTTATTATAGGCAGGATCAGGCCGAATGGGAAGATGTGCAATGGGCCATTGAGCGCGTTGAGACCTGTATATCCAACTGGGGCGACACGAACGACTACTTCGGTACGCCTAAATACTTTGTCAAGGGCCGCCTTGAAGGATTCGCCGAGAAAGGCGAGCAAGGCACAGTTTTCCTAGGAGGAGATCAGGCCGACATGCGTGTGCTTTCATGGGACAGATCGCCTGAGAGCGTTAAGGGAGAGATTGCTTATCTGTTCAATATCATATATTCATTCACCTCAACGGCTGACATCAGCTTTGAGAACATGAAGACGTTAGGTAGCAATACCTCGGGTGCAGCTATTCGTCTGATGTTCACCGCCCCGTACATGAAAGCCGATGCAAAGACAGAAATGTTCGGTGAAATGTTCACACGCCGTAGCAATATTGTGGCAAACGCTATTTGTCATGCTGGAGCTTATGTTAAAGGTATCAGCGAAGATGTAGCAAGGAACATTGATTTCGAACCTGTCTTTAAGCCATACTTGCCCAAGAATGATGTGGAGCTCTTGCAACTCATCACTTCTTCGAATGGCGGCAAGCAATCAACGTCAAATCGTCGAGCCATTGAACTAAATCCTCTCAACGACGACCCAGATAAGATCGAGGAAGAAATGAAAGAGGAGCAACAAGAAAGTCTTGCGCAAGCGGCAGCACTTTCAGGACTCGGCAGCAGTGCATCAGGTAGTCAATCCGCATCAAGCGAAGAGGAGGAGGAATAGTTATGGCAAAAAACAGCGGAGGCACAAGAACAAAGTACCCATCAAAAGGGTCACTAAGTAACCAGATTAAGAAGATAGACAGCTTGTATGCAGATGGTTTTTCTAATGAAAAGGTCTTTATTAAATTAAAGAATATTACAGAGCAAACCGATTTTCTTAAAATAGAAAAGCAAATAACAAACTCAAAAGATTTATATGACATAAACCACGACAAAGTTGTTAGTGCAATCCAAAAAAACGGTTATACTGTCAATGCGGATGTGGATAAACTAATTTCTGTTCAGAACTATCTCAATAAAGAACAGGTCGCAAAATATATGTCGAAAGAGAATTACGACGGCATAGTGGGCTTTGGTATTTCTGGCACAAATAAGGTTATCTTGGTCGACGGAAATCACAGAGCTGCGGCTGCAAAGATTAATGGCAAGAATACCGTACCTGTTAAGATACTAATGGTCTCAAATGAAAAATTCTTTAAATCGACCAGGAAATCGAAGTAATGGCTTTAACGTCTAAAAAGGAAAAGGAGCAGCTAAACTTGCTATTTGCCGTCTACAATAAGCGGTTGGGCAGATTATACAGCGATTATGTCAAGAAGCTCACTTCTCTTGGCTATGGAGAAGATGTGCTCGAAAGTGATGCACTTTTCAACTTTGACAACTTTCCGCAGTTCAAAGCTCGGCTCGATGATATTTTCAACGATTATTACCAAAACAGCATCTTGTGTTACAAGAGTGGCATCACAGATGGCGTAGCATTGGCGTACAACCACGACAACGCCGATCTTGGGGCGTTTTCTATTCTATCTGATAAAGCATTAAGGCAAGCAAGAATAACCGCCGCAGAAACATTTATTTCCAACCGATTAAAAGCAAAACTTGGTCTTAATCTTGCTCAGACAGTGTGGAATTACTGCTCACAGACTAAAGGCGAGTTTGAAATGGCGATGAGCAATGTAATCGCAGATGGCCTAAAACAAGGAACGTCAGCCGAAGAGTTAGGGAAAGCCTTGCGTCGATACCTTAACAACCCTGATATGATGTATCGCCGTTATCATACCATTAAGGTACAAAAGAACGGGCAGAAGAAAGATGTCGTCACCTGGCGCAGGCGTAGAATCATTGATGGCAAGGTGCGCTTCGTTGAAGAGCCATTAGAGAAAGTGGGAATGGGCGTTTATCGCTCGGCAAGGAAAAACGCCCTCAGAGTCGCAAGGACAGAAATTAATGCCGCATATCATAAGGCGCGAAATGATAGGTGGGGCAAAGAGCCTTTCGTTATCGGACAATATATCCATACGTCTCCGCAGCATCCTCATGAAGATATTTGTGACGACTTAGAAGGGCGATACCCCAAGGATTTTGATTGGGAAGGTTGGCATCCACAATGCATGTGTTCCTCCTACCCTATCATGATTGATGGCGAAGAAAAAAAACAGTTCTACAAGCGCTTGATGGCAGGAGAGGATATGACCAACTATGTGTCGCCATTTGCTGTGACCGATGTGCCAGATGCTTACAAACAGTATATACAAGAAAATGCTGCCGCTATTGTGAAAGCTGGCGAGCGTGGAAAATTGGCATGGCATCTGCGTAACAATACGAAATACTGGGCAGGGCTGATGAACGCCGATGAGCTTAAGCGCATGGGAATATCATCCATTTCTCCACGTGAAGCTATACTCGCCAAAGCAAAGCTCAGGCACGAACAACGAACCGAAGAGCAGAAAAGCAAAATACAGAGCAAATGGGATAAGCACCGCCGTGATTACTACAACTCACTTGTCGACAAGGTGACTGGCGGCAAGTATGTCGGAGACATCAAAAGTGCAGATTTATACGATAGGTATTATGCGATCCGTCAGGCTATCAAAGAAAAGAAGAACTCTGATGAGATCATGAGCATTTTTGATCGCTTCAAACAGGGTTATCAAACGAAGATGAGCTGGCTTGACCGCAAGGTAGCAACAAACATGATAAAGACGGCTGCTAAATATGGCGAAGCTGATGCTTCAGCCGTACAAGCAGCACTTGATGTTGCGGATTATGCGAAAGCAAGGGAACAGGCCAAGTTGTTAGCAAAGCAGATTCATGATATACGTATTGATGAAGAAATGCTTTCTGTCTTGATACCTGACGTAAACAAATGGCATCATCAGTTCACATCTAAGCAGTTACATGATGTGTATGACGCTGTTGAAAGCAAGCTCGCACAGTGGCAAGGCCTCACGTTGGAGAAGCAAGCGGCTAAGTTGAAATTCGAAGCATACGACTTCTTAGGAGGTAATTTGCATGGTGTGCAGCAAAAATACTCCACTTGGCAGGTATCACAGGCTGCTTATCTTAAGAAACTTGCAACAGTTAACGATGCAATAGATTGGTCTAATATTGCTATCGCATGGAATGATGTCAAGACATACAACACCCAGAGCAAGGCTTATCACAAGATTATCTTCGATCTAAAAAATGCTATCATAGCACAAGATAAAAACCTTGCGAAGCAACTTCTATCTGATGCCGAAGCGAAGAAGCAGCAATTGATAAATCTCAAAGCCAAGAGAGGTATAAAAAACAATAGTTCTATTCCTTTCGATGCAAATGCCTACTCACAAAAAAGAAAGGATGCTGCTATTTGGTGTAAATCGCCAACCGAGAGCCATAACTTATTTGATGCCGAGAGTAATGCTTTCTGTAATAATATCATGACACAAGAAGAACATGTTGGTTGCAAGGCATACACTGGAGGTAGTGGCCACATGAATAGACCTTTGCGTGGATATGATGGTAACTGGGGATGGTCTCATTATAAAGGAGTTGGGAATGTACCTTTAGATAGGGAATATGGCGAAGATCATATAAAAGCACTTTATTCTGCACTTGAAAAGAGTATAACCCAAAAAGACATGTGGCTACAACGCGGTAACGAAAGTTGGGAAGGAGTTGAAGGCTTCTTTGGTGTGAAAGGTTTATCAAAGTCAGACTTACAAAAGTTTGTTGGGAAAGAGGTTACCGATTGGAGTTTTTGCTCTTGCGGAACAGCAAAAGGTACAGGATTTAATGGTACGATATTCAATATCTATTGTCCGAGAGGAACAAAAGCGTTTTATGCTTCTCCCCATTCTCAATTCTATTCAGAAAACGAGACTATCCTACAGCTTGGAACTAGGTTTAGAATAACCAAAGTTGAAGTGACACCATACGGAAAAGTATATATAGATATGGAGGTTATTGGATATGATAAGCATCCATTGTTATGAAAGAAAAGGAAGTGATTTCTCACTCCTTTTCTTGTTTGTATTGATTTGTGTACCACTCTTTGAAGCCATCATTAGTTTGCATCCAGTGTGTATAACGATTGAATAAGAGGGCTTTCAATGTAATAGGGACACCGTCATCGTTTTTAAACAAACTGAGGCCAGCACGCATATAATCATCAAGCCAATTTCTAACCATATTAAAGCTTTCACTATCTTCTTTTGGGTTTTCTGATAGCTTTACCCACTTCTTTTCGTACTCCCAAAATAACACATTTATCTCTTTCGGTTTCTCTGTTTCGCCTTTATAATAGCGGCAGAACGGAATCAAGTCTTTTGCTTTTGTTGTCATGAATGTAGTTTATCAATTGTTAAAGGCAAAAGTAATCATTTTTTAGGAACGCCACTAATATTTTTGCTCAATTTTGCGTTTAGTATAAAACTCTCAACACAAACCATTGCCAGAATATTGTTAAATGCGGTTTCCTTCGCGTCTAACACGATCTTTCTTTGCATCTATACAAATTCCTTAAGGGCAAGGTGATACACGTCATACATCAAACGTATTACATAAACTACGGCTATCCCTTCCACATGGAACGTTGGATAAGGTTGATCCTCTTGAATAATGTCGTTGATCGCCCATTGGGGATATTTGCTTTCATATACTTTCAAGGCGTTCAAGAGCGCGTCCAGCTTCTGCTCGCCGAATACGCTCTTTATCTTCTCTTGATTTCTCAATACGAAACGCGCCATAGGCTAATCGCACTTTATGATCTTGTATTCAGAGGTCAGCTCCACATTACCAAAGAACAATGACTTAACATAGGTCTCACTACCTTTCTTGTCAACCTCGCCACCGTTCTGGCAATCATGGTTCGCTAAGTATTTCTTCAAGGCATTTCTTGCCATTGCAACACTCTTAAATGCTTTGTGAAGAACGTCCTTCTCTCGGTGTACTACCACACGACGATTGTTTGTATTCAACTCTCGTCTATAAATTGTAAGATTTACCTTATACATAATTTCTAATGTTTATCTTTCAACTTCAAAAAGATACTGCTTTTCGCCATCCTCGCCAAGGATAAGCACGACATCAGGCTCACTACGAAACATGCTTTTTCGGAAGGTGCAAAAATACCAATGGCGGCGTTTTAACTTTCCTTTCAGTACGACAAGTTGTAAACCGTATGTCTTTGGTGCGTCAAGATAGGTAGATCCTTGGAACATATTTGAGCGGTGCACCTCTTGTAAAACTTCAAATGCCCTCATGATGATTAATTATCTGAGACAACATGTGGCGCGTGGTCTCCATGATGTCGATGAACATTTCCTCGTCTTTCACAAGGCTCTTGATAGCGATTCCAACAGCTACTTGCTCTTTGGAAGATAAAAGCGCCGTAGCGGCCATGGTTGACGCAAAATCGAATACGTCTAATGTGACTGTTTTTTCTTTCATATTTTGTCGATTTAGATTAGATGTCATTTGTCTTCTCTCTCTGTTTCATGATCAGATCGCAATTACTTCGATACCTTTCTTTGGATGCTTCGTTGCTCTATCCAAGCTTATCTTACCATTGAACACTCCCTTCACCAGAGCGTAGAATGTAGTGCGCTTGATGCAACCGTCTTCTGTCACAGGTATCTTTCCGCAGCGCTCGCAGGTTGCGCCATTATCCGTAAGGATGGTATTGATTTCCATAGGACCGAAATAAGACTCTTCGTAACGCTGTTGAACGACCTTACCGCTGACCATTACCTGATCGCCTCTTCGTATTGTGACTTTGGGCTTTAGGCTATCCTCGTAACCCTTGACAAGAAAGAAAGCATATACATCTTGATCCTGATAGCAGTAGAAGTTCCAAGCTACGGCAAGCATCCCATTCTCAAAATCTGTCGTAGGCTTAATCTTCTCGCCAAACTCGCACACGGCCTTTACGTATGCCTCGTCAATAACTATCTTTCCGCTTGCAAGGATAGTATCGATGCCGTTGAGAGTTTCAGAGCGGAAATAGGTGAAGCCCTGCTTCGTTCCCTTCTTGTAGATAGGGCAAATATCATACTGAGCTTTCGCTGCCATGATAAGCTCGGCTTTAACGATAGCATTCTTATAGCTTGAATCCTTTGCGCCGCCCCATGTCTGTATATCGCCAAACTCATCATCGGTAGCATAGTTGATTCTATAATCATAAATTTCATAGAGCTTTCGTGTGAAATCAGACAAGAAAGCAAAACTCTTCAGGCCGAATTTCTTTATACATTCGCAACCAACTTGCAACTCCTCGCCTGTCTTTACATTCTCAATCACGTAAGAATTCTTGCACCAGTGGCCGCAGTAGTCGCACTTGTTGTAATCTACTCCGTGCTTCGGGTTCTTGAAGACAACTTCCTTTGTTGGATCCGCAGGAGTAAATGCGTAATCTTTGTAGGTCGCAATTAATCGCCAATCACTCTCGTCAGGCATATTAATCGTAAGGTCGCAAACCTCGTGAAAGGCCTTTGTGCGATATCCGCGTGTACCATCCTCTTTAATGACCGGATGGTAGAAAAGTTTTTGGAAAGGCTCGCCTATTGAGTAAGAAAAACCTTCAACATTCTTTTGGGTCTTGTCTGCGAACTTCTTAAATGCCGCAACTGACTCAGATGGGATAAATGTGTTAATTGTCTCCATGATTATATCTCCTATATAAGTGGGGCGGATTGCTCCGCTCCATTCTATTGTTACTTCTCCCTGGCCCACTTTTCAAAGGCATCACTGAACTCGCTTTTAATGAAAAGCATGTCACCCGTTCCCTTGCCCCACCAGTCGGAACAATGAGTAAGGAAGGTGCCCATGCTGTCGACGACGCAGAGCTTCTTGTAGATCGAGCGGAACATCGCTGAGATCTTCCTGCCGTTAAAGTGTCCCGCCTTCTTCGCATCGTTGGTGCAATACCCATCGCTACCAAATGTTTCCACTTCTCCTTCGTTGTTGACGAATTCCATGTCAGTGTCTCCCCAGAAGCCAAAATTGATAGTGTCTTTGAGGAGTTGCTTCTGCTCATCTGTGAGTTGGCTTAAAAGCTCGTTTACGTTGATTGCTGTCATAATTGTATTCTGTTATTAATTATGTCGCAAAATTAATACTTTATATTCATATAAACATCTGTAACGCATAGTTTCTATTAGTTTTTAATACTTATTAAAGAATATATTAAATTATATAAAATATAATAGTATGTAATTGGTTTGTATTACCTTTGCAAAAAGGCAACTAACATGAAACAGATTTATCATTGCACATCTAAGGAACTCTACGAGCTTGCAAGCCAATACTCGAAGCTTGGAGTAATGAGCAGGGTGATCCAGTGCTATGAGCGATTGCTATGGCTTGGCAAATTGCATCAGCGCGGTTATCTCCGTCTCGCTTTGACATATACCAAACAAGGTAAAGATAACGCAGCAGAGCGCATTTATAACAGGTATATCGCAATTTATAAATAACTTATTAATATATAAAAGATACGTATATGAAGAAAGTGATTTTGTTTTTCGCTTTTATTCTCTTTTCTATGGGAATGATTGCGCAAAGTCTTAATTGTAAATTAGGAACAAAAATAGAAAAGACAACAACATATCGTGACGGAAAGTATCGTGATAGTTTTGTTTTCTCTGTGTACCCTACAGAGAAGATACATATAAGAATGTTTTCTTTTGAGATCAAAGAAGCTGACACAAAGAGGTCTCTATATCTTTTGGAGAAATATACTTTTGGGTTGCAATACGGATCGGCTTGTGCTCTTGGGTACACTTGCGAGGATGGTGTTGAATCAATATACATGAGTGACAAAAAGCAGTGGATTATTACTTTGAAATATATCAATACAGATGACAACAAAGAATACGAGAAGAATTTCATAACACCACTCAAAAGCACCTTATCTCAAGTCGAGCTGCAAGATTATAATGAAGAAACAAACGGCATACAGCATATAAGACACAATGTAAAGAATAAAGATGTAATCTTTGATATTGAAGGAAGAAGAGCAAAGGGTGGACAGAAAGGCATAATTATAAAGAACGGAAAGAAGTTTGTACAATGAAAGAAATAGACCGCATTAACGTACACCCTTTAAAGGAAATCTTCGATGGGGAGGCTTCTGGCTTCACTCCTTGGCTTACAAAGAATATTGGGGTACTGGCCGAAAAGCTTTGTATCAATATATCAGAGGCAGAGAAAGAGCATAAGCTGGAGACTATGAAGGTTGATATAACAGCCAAGGTAGGTGATGACGGCGAGAAAAGCATAATCATAGAAAACCAGTTCGGCGATAGCGATTCAGACCATCTTGGAAAGGTGATTACGTATGCCGCTCATCATCATGCCGACTATGCTGTATGGATAGTCGAGAAAGCGAGAGCAGAACACATCAGTGCCATTCAGATGCTGAACGATTCAACTATACAATGCAACTTCTTTCTTGTAGAGGTTACGGCTGTAAGTATTGGAGATTCAAAGCCTGCACTTCTATTTGATATTGTATGCCAACCACCTTATGAAAAGAATGAAGCTTCGCCGAAATCCGATACCGAACAAAGGCTGATTGATTTTTGGACAGCATTCAATGAATATGCAAGCAAGAATGGAGCGAATTTTCAAAAGATGCCACAGAGCTATCACTGGATGAATATATCAACAGGAACAACAAAGGTACACTATGACCTTTTCATCCGCAGGGGTTCTGTATCTGTCCGTTTATTGCTTGATGGTTCTGACAAAGCTGAGAATAAGAAGCATTATAGAATGATAGAAAAGGATAAGGATTCTATCAATGAGGCTTTCGGCAAGCCGATCCTTCTGTGGAATATAGCAGAGGATAATAAAACAAGCGTAATCTTTGCGACAAACTATGAAAGAGGCGGTTATGAGCAAGACGACTGGAAGCCTATCTTCTCTTGGCTACTTGAAGCCTACAAAAAACTATCAAAGATATTCAAGCCATACATAGAAAAAATAAAGAGTGAGGCATAGTCGCCCCGCTCTTTTCTTGTATACTACTTTGGCGTACCTAAGTAATCGTTATATCGCCTCGCTGCCATCAATCACATTCTGATAGACCTTGCCGCCCAAGATACTACCGAAAGCCTTAACGGCGTTACCCATATTCTCAGCGAAGGCCTCGGCTTCCTTCGAATCCTCGATGCCCTCGCTTGTGAAGTATGTAAGAGCCTTCTCCTGAATGGCGATAACCTCCTTCAAAAGATTGATGCACCGCACGGTCTTGCCGCTTACTGAATACTGAGTTTGATTATCTTTGTTCTCCATGATTACTTTCTCCTTGTCGATTAATGGTTAGACTGATTGTTTGCGCTTTGGGCAGCCTGATCGCCATTTATCTCGGCAATGGCTGCCTTCATGTTAAAGTTGTTGTTGAATAAGGCAAGAATAAAACGCTTGCCACGTTGATTCCACACAAGGGTCACATTAGTGCTTGGTTGGCCATTAGCCTTGAAAAAGGTGTATGTGCGGGTGCTTGCAAGCTTCCAGCCGCGGAAGATGCCTTTCAGGTGCCAAGAACCAGATTGAAAGTATTGAATGCCAGCGTTGGCGAGTTGCCGGTTGAGTGCTCTTGCGCTGATGCCAAGGTCGTCAGCGACCTGTGTGGTGGTAAGGCAATCCGTTGATGCAAGTGTATCATCGTAATACTTTACCTTTGGCGCGGCAACAGTCAATTCCTTCTGCTGAATGCCTATTGTCTGTGCCTGCTGCTCGGTCTGAGCTTCAAGCTCACGAACCCGTTGCTCGTTCCGCTTCAATGTCTCATCCGCGATCTTCAAAGCACGTGCCATGATGGCCTCAGGGGTATCGTTGACCGAAGATGCGATGTAGCCGCCCTTCGTGCGGATCTCATGAAGAATCTGCTTAACACCCTTCTTGAACTGCTTGGCCGCAGGTTTGCGTGATTGCATAAGCACCTCATACAGACCATCCTCAGTTAAAAACCAAGTGTCACCACCATTTCGACCTAAGTTAAACTTAGACCGTTCTTCTTCATCAACGCGATCAATAACCATTGCTACATTCTTTAGTTTCAGCCAATCTACAACATCTTTCGCCCGAAACAAAGGGTGCTCTATTGAGCCCCAAACATCAATCTCCTTATCAAGGAAGATTGACTTGTTGATAATTTTAATCTCGTTCATTTTGCTAAGATTTTTGAACGTTAAATAAGCAGACACATAAAGGGCGTACTGCTACCCTTTGTTCAATCCCTCTTAGCTGAATGGGATGCACACACCATTATAGTATATGCAAGGGGCAATACGCCTATATCGTATTTCTAATAAAGACGAGCACTAAAGATGCCCTCCTGTTGCTGGAAGAGCTTCTAATCTCAACCAGCTAAGATTTTTTGAACACCGCAAATTTAAATAGACTTTTACGATGAGCAAAATATTTTCGTGGATTTTTTTTGAAAGTAATAAACATTATTATGTAATTAAAGCTATCTATTATTAAAAGTAATAGAAAACCAGAGAAACACTAAGCGCTATTACCGCTCCTGTTTCTTTGCCACAAGCCTACTCTTCGTAAATCTTTGCTCATACAAGCGTCCTGTTTCATCGCTTTTGGTTTGGAAAACGATTGTTTTGGCCGTCTCCTTTACGATGCCTGTTATGGTTGACGTGTAGCCATAATTCCAAATGAGAACGTCTCCTATTTTTAGTGTTCCTGCCTGAACAGCAGGTTTCTCGCCAATTCCTTGTAAATGTATATATGCCATAATTGTGTACGTTTGATGTGTTTCAGGTACAATCAGGTATTTTCAGGTACTTTGATTACTTTTTGGGTTCACAGTAGCCATCTTCCTTATGGAAATTGTATCTGGCCTTATCCTCTTCGGGTAAGTTGTAGTAAGCTTCTATGCGCGCATCCGTTACATTCTTCATGTCATATAGCCGCTTCATGATTTCGGACCATATAGCAATGACTTCTTTGTTGTTTACGATGTTATCAGTAAACTTATCGGCTTCGTCTTGCATGTAGGCGTTGAGCAGATCGTCTGCTGCCTTGAATGCCCTATCAGCACGAAACCGCCGATATCCATCCTCGAGTTGAATACTAAACCTGCGATTGATAGCGCTTAGCACATGGCCGTAGGTGTCGTTAACCTGTTGCACAAGGTTCTGAATCATGATGATATAGGAGCAGATAAAAGGATTCCGCTTGCATTTGAGGTTGCGCAACTTGCTTTCGATAATCTTGCGTAGTTTCTCTATTAAGTCGGCTACTTTATCATACAAGACACTTGAATACTCGTTGTAGTACTCCTCGTTCATATGCGCCTCATAGATGCGCATAGTACTACGGACAGCCTTTTGCAACTCGGCAAAATTGTGCTTAACGGCAAAACGCAACACGCCTTTCTTTTTTAAGACATCCGCAGCAAGTATTATGAAATTGTCGGCGATAACATACTCCATGTAGCATGTCTGGCACAACATAGAATATGTGTAATCGAGTGCTTGTTGCACTTCTTTGGTGTTCATAGAACGAGGGGCAGCGATTCGGGAATAAACCCCTGCCACCTCAATCTCCAAGTAACGTTTCTCAATGGAAAGAGAAGTAATGTTATTCATTTTTAGATACTGTTTGATTTTGCAAATCTCCGAGAGCTTTGGTAAATCTCTCATTCTTACTCAAGCGCTCTATGATTTCTTTCATAGAGTTTGCGTAGAAACTGCCATCAGCTCGCTGCCAGCCTTTGTCTACCTTCACGAGATAATTGGCCTCTGCTCTGTCGAGCTGAATATTTTGGTCAACATCAAAGTACGTCCGCTTTTGTATGACTATACGCATAGAACGGTCGTTGCTTTCAAGCTCGTACCCATTAGCTAACTTGGCGGCGTAAGGCATTTCGCTTGTTGCTCCAAAGGCGTAATTCTTTTCGTCCATTACAACACCTCCACGAATCTTTCGCCTGTATAATCATCAGCGGTTAAGATGATCTCCTCATTGTCTAACATAGCATGCGTTACGTTTCGCGCATCTTTATAGGATGCGGCTTCAATGACCACATCTTTGGCTAATATTTCTTCTATATGAACTTTGTATTTCATAGCGAATATGATAGTTTGTTATGTGAAAGAAACCTCCGAATAACTTTCGTTCTTGCCATAGACGACATCGATATCGAAATACTTGGTGAGTCTAAACCCATAGACCCAACCAGTCCAAAGATTTCTCAGCTTTTCAGCGACTCTGATAGCTTCATCGGCGTATTCCTTAGCGTTGCCTTTAAACGGATGAGAGCCAATGTATGAATAGCCGTTATCATGTACCAGCTTGAACACCTGCCCAGAGGGAAGCTCGTACTTGCAAAACTCATCGTAGGAAAGGACATTCCCATCGATTACAAAATTTATCTTCTTATAGTCGATGAAAGAAAAATTCCCTCTGTCGTTGATAGTCAGATTGCATCGTCTAAGGAGATCCAACATTTGTTCTTCTTCGCTCTTGTCGAGTATACGATAGTCCTCAAAAGAAAACTTGTAGGGATGTCTTTGCGGCACATTATCAATAACGGCAAGGAATGAGGAAATAGACGAGAATGACCCTGCCTTGGATTTTCCTACGCTCTCCAAAAAGCTTTTGCTCTCGTATCTACCTAAATAAAGGTAAGCTAAAGGATATACCTCGTTAAATGGTACGTATATGTTCTTGAATTCTACAAACATGATTCTTAATGATTAGTATTCTATGCGATTTTATTAAGCTCATCACACATATCTTCCGATACGATTACCAGATGGTTATAGTCAGATGATTTGGCTTGCTTCATATACTCGTTTACCTCGTCTGTTGTCTTTCCACACTCCTTCATGATACGTACTACATATCCCATGATGGCATAAGCGTTGCCATCGACCCCAACTAATGAGTACATACAGCCTCCTTCTTCAATTCTTGTTTGTAGAAAAGTGCCGTCTCAATAATGTCGTTGTAGAACCACTGCCAAGCGACAATTATGTTCTGTTCTTCTGTGAGTTGCAACCACTCGCCGCAAATCTTGTGGTAGCGGACGCAGAGCCTGTCGAGCGATAAAGCGATCTTCTTGCCATACTCATCGGCCAGCTCGTCATAGTTGACATCTTTGCCTGAAAGCAAACGTCTTGCCAAACGCTCAGCCGTGTCGTGCCATAGGTTGTATATGGCCTTCTCGTTGTTCAGCATCAGATACAGGCTTTCCATATCATCTGTGCGTCTGTACTGGATCATTTCTAAACTTGTCATAGGGTATTTGTTTTTAGTCAATAAAATCACCGAATGTATGAACTTCAACACCTCCTACATGAAAGGGCTTCTTGTCCCAAATATAGCCCATCCAATCGCCATATTCGTGAACGCGGTACATGTGATAGCCAGCCTGACGCAATGCGTCGAATGCTGCCGACATTTCGCAGCCATGTATTCTAACACAACCTTTGGTATCGTGGCGGTTACTAAAACTCGGAGACATCAAGCTGATGTATCTGTTAGCCGGTCGGCATCCATTATGTGAACCGCTGTACGGATGAAACACATTCCAGCAACTTTTAGTAAGAAACGCATCACATAATGCTTGCACTACCTCTGTGCGAATCTCCGTTGGTCGCACATAATCGTTCTGTTGTACTTTTACTTTGATTTCCATGTTCAAGCATGTCAAATTAATAAAGTATGCGCTTAACGTTTTCGCCCAACGGACTGTATGAAGGTGTCGTCTTGTACTTAACGTTTGTTCCAACGTGACATGAACCGAATGTCACTCGGGTTTGCCGTGTATTCTCACGTCTTGTAATTTTACGACTTTACCAAGATTTGTCGGAAGGATAAAGCGCCTCTCTCGCTGCGTTTGGAGTACACCTCTCGATTTCTCGCTTTCAGTCCTTTCTTTGTTTGTGAGGCAGGAAACGGCTCAAAGGGAACTTCTAACCGTAAATCTATAAGACTGCCTGAGGCTAATGATGCCTTTTGGGCCGTTGTCGGTGTTGCTCCGATATGGTTTCTTTCCCCAACGGCAGAATTTTTACAACATGCTGACGAGATAATCAATCTCCTCTTCGCTGAGCGCAATCTTGTTTCTGCGCTTAATCTTGATGGTGTTAGCCATTCCAATTTTTTCCCTTGCAACTCGGAGAGAATTGCCACCCTTTGCTTCTGTCACAAGCAAATCCTCAACGAAATCAAGCATATCCTGATCGTGTGCCTGTTGCTCCTCATGCAACTTCTTTTCAAGCATATCGGCCTTAGTGTTGAATGAGCAACATCTTTCTATTGCAAAGTCGTTGCGGATATTCTCAATCATCTGATCGATATCATCTTGACTGAAAAAATCATTGAAGTAAGTATCGCCCTTCTTCTCACCTCTTAGAGCCATCAAATGCTTAATCTCCTGTTCTTTTGTCATGATTGAATACTTTTGATAGTTAATCCAATGCGTTTAACTTCTCGTTGTAGAGTTTCATGTTATCTTTGAGTTCAGAAAGCATCTTCTTGTTAGAAAGGAGCTCGCCAATAGCCATGTAATACTTCGCCTTCTCGTCCGTGTTAAGAATATCGAAATCACCAGAGGAAGCAATGTTTGTAGTGATCTTCTCATGATCCCATCTTGTCTTCGCGTAGTAAACCAATTCTATTGAGTCGCACCATTTAGGCGATTCAGACAAAGAAAGCGTCAAGATAACATGTGCGCACCCAAAGAATATACTCTTCATGCCCCAAGCTGGAGCAGCTTTCAAAATAGACTTAAACTTAGCCTCGGCCTCGTTCGTAATGTCCTCGAACTGCTGGTCTAATGATTTAGATGTTAATGTTTCCATGTTCGTTGATGTTTAATTGTATTCTTGTTATTAAATATGTCGCAAAATTAATAGTTTATATTCGAACAAACAACTATAACACATAGTTTCTATTAGTTTTTAATATTTATTAATAGTTTCTATGCGTATTTTATTAGTATTGCGCTGTTTTTAACCAGTTGTTCACAGTAAGACAGAAATCAGGCAATGAGCGACAAAGTGAATATTGATGCCCGAGCCGTTCGACGTCAGCTTGAAACTTTTCTTGTAATTTACTTTGGCAACCTTGCTTTGTCTTCACCTCAACAAACAAGACCTTTCTATGGGCTACGATAATGAGATCAGAAAATCCTGCCAATACACCTTCGGCTTTCATGATTTTAGCTTCCAACGAATTACGATAGCCCCCGTTTGGTATGGCCGCGATGATATATTGTGGATATTGCAAGCGAAACCATTGTACCATTTGACGCTGAATCTGAGATTCTATATGCCGTGGTGGTCGACGTTGGTGGCTGGTTTTAGCTTGCAATTTTAGTAACTCATCGTACTTCATACCCACGTCTTGCATTTAAGATTTGAGATATTTTCGTAACGTATAGTGCATTTTTTATTTTGGTAATGACCGTCTTTGGCCATAGCGTTCCAAAGTGCATTTAAGCAGATGCCCAGTGTTTTTTTGCTATACCGCAGATATATCTCGGGGCAGGTTCGGAAAGCCTCTGGCTGCGATCCTTCTTTGTTAAACTTCAAAACCACTACCCTACGTGCCCTCGTGGGCTTTATCATCCTTTTCATCATTTATTCACCTCGCTTTCTATTTGTTTCTGCGATTCGTGGATAAGCAAGTCGAGTATCTTGCCTATGACAGCTTTGTTCTTGATGTCGTAAAAACCAACGGGTGTAGCAAGAGATATGCAAGAAACAAGTCCATTGTTCCGTAATTGCTTGTATTGACCATTAAGCTCTTCTATTGATTGTTTTATCATACTACGCATATTAGTAGCCAAGAAAGCAAAGCATCGCCTCCTTGGCTACGGATGAAATGTATTAAAGTTTAAAAACTACTAATTTTGCCAAAGGCGTTCCCTTGGGGATAATAATGTTGCGCGAACGAGATCCGAAACTCGTCTGTTCTTGAATTTTGGTTTCGTCGTCTATGGATAGCAACACTTTAACTTTATCCATCGTGTGGATAGGAATCAGCCGAGAATGAGATAAGCGATAATCTGTTTCAGTAGGCAAGCCATGTATTGTGTTATCAATTGTTGGCATAACAAGTGCATGATAGCCATCTTTCAAGATGATACCTGTAAGCAACTCCATTACGCCATGCCTTGCTTCGATGTCAGCACTGGCGCAGACAAGGAACGATGAGCTATCAAGTCGTGTAGGCATCACGCCGTAGCTTTCAAGGTCAAACGGAAGTTCGTCTTGACCGCTATTCTTTGCGCTCTCTTGCGAGTTCTCATTCTCTGTAAGCAGATCATTAGCTTGCATGCTTAATGGCCGCTCTGCTGCGTTCTTTCTGGGTCTTGCCATAATTTACTCTTCTTTATTGTTTGACTCCCCTTCCCATTCCGGGTCTAATATTTCAACATCAGGGGAGACATCATGGGAGAACACTTCAATGATCTTGGTTTCTTGCAAAGCTATGACCTCATGACCAAACATTACTGTCCCAAACATTTGTTCTATGTTAGTCAAAGCCGAGCGCATAGAAGATCCTTGCACGAGATAGGTTACAACTGTTCGCTTCTCTTTTTCTGTCTTTTCGTCAAGCGTAATAAATCGAACCTTAGCTTTGTACCATTTACTCTCGCCTTCTTTTCCTGAAAAGGAGATTTCACGATAAGCAGCTTGCGCCTCGGATTTAATCTCAAAATCACCAGATATGTTATCTGATAATTTTTTCGTAACAATGCTTTCCGCTTCTGTGAATGACATCGCATCAACCGCATACTTCTCAGTCACCTTTTTAGATGATCCATCCTCCATTGTTTTCTCAAGCCTGATGCCGACTTCAAAAAACATACCTATTCTTGATCTCATACTTAACAGTACTTAGTTAAAATGGAAGGTCGTTGAGGTCGCTCACTTGTGCAAATGGCGCATCGCACGAAGCGGCAGCGTTAAGAGCATCATTATTCATAGGCTTTAAGCCACCAAGAATAGGCATAGCTCTACGTTCTTCGTCCGACATCTGCTCACGCACATCTTTTGGCAAAGACTGCTTAATCATGTGCGTCTCTTCATACTTTGGATTTTGCAATTCCCAAGCAGAGAGGTCAAGATAAACGGCTTTGGCTCTGTTAGTCACATCTTCAGTGCTGACAAACAGATGATTCTCTTCAATAGGGACTACGAAGCAACGCAGTACTTCGCCACGTCCCTGAATTTGCATGACTCCAGCTCTTTTGAGCTTCATCAAATTGATTTTCGCGTTGAAATTTGTCATAATAAAAAATTGTTATAAACAAGGGCTTTATCGTAGGAGTCGAACCCACGTAATGCTCACCTACGAGGCGTTTTGCTGACGCTGTGCCTATCCGATTAACACACTATAGAGGCCATTTAGAAGGGCGGGGCACTAACAGACACCGCTTGCCGATATTCCGCGAGTGCTTTGCCGCCTATCTGTTCAGGAGAGCGGAGTCGAACCGCTTAATGAACCAATACTATTCGCGCCTATCCGATTAACGCGCTATCACCTGATCCGTGAGTATCGCTCGCAGCCTCACGGCTCATAGCGATAACATGATTAAACTTAAATCTACCAACATTTTAAGAAAAAGAAAACCTCAAATAAAAGGCCAACGTCTCACGACGTTTTGAGTGGCCTATACAATTAGAATACAATTACAATATCTGTTGCTGTATGAAATTACTCATTGCAAGGTTTTGCGAGAGTATCATTGGCTGATCGAGCTGCGTAGATTTGTACATATCTGTTGCAGCGTTATACAAGTCCCAAGCAGTCACCTCGTTCTTCTTGGCGTAGGTGAGCATCATCCTCTCGGTGAGCTTACTTATCTGTCCTTGGTTGAGCGGAACAACCTGAATGTTCCGAAAAGACTTGTGTTTCGTCTCGGAGGCCACTCGCAAAGCGGTAAGCATTCCGATGATGGTAAACATTTCTTGTGCGATAATCTTGCGCTGCTTCATGCGCTCAATAGTTTCGTCGTCAGATGCTACAATATCACGCAAGTTGGCAAGCCATGAATCGGCCTTGCCTAATAGCTCGTTGAGCTGATATGATCGCCGACCGCTATTGATATCCGAATACGTGGCGGCATAATTCTCGGCATTGAGCATGCACTGATTGTGGCAGATAACCACGTTCCGGCCGATGCCAAGTTGAATGCCCTTCTGATGGAACGACACTGACATATTTGTTGTTATTGCATCATTGCCTGAACCCGAATCAAGGTCACGCAAACGGATGTTGCAAAACACTCGGCGCAAGATATGCGCCTCTACGGCTCTGTCGCCAATCAACGCCTCCTTCTCGGGGAGTCTTGTTACGCCTGGTGTGTTGCGATCTTTGTTGTTAGCAGCAAACAAGTCGTAGATCTCAGGCTGGTAGCCATAGCGCAGACACTTATCTTGTATCTGACGGATGAGATCGAAGTGGTAGATGCCTTTCAATGGCTGTCCGTTGACATCATTCTCCTTCTCTGTGCGCTCGAGCTGTTCGAGTGTGAGAATCTGAACCTTCGAAGTCTCAAAATCGAGGAACTTGTTAGAGTTGTCGCTCATCAATTTGTTCTCTTCAACTGTGACAGGAGCCTGTACCACAGGGGCGCTTCCCATCAAATTCATTGTCATTGCATTCATAATTGTAATGTATTATATGATTATTAATTAGCCAAAGATGTAGGCAAGCCACGTTGTTACAAACAATAAAGCAAGTGCGACGCTCGCTGAGCCTATCACAAAGGCTGTTTCTTTTATCTCTTCAAGAGACCAATTATTAGGATTTTCCATGTCGTCATTAATATTTATGTCGCAAAATTAATAATATGAATTCATCTAAGCAAATTCACTAATACAGAATTAATATTTATTATTAGTCCATTATTAGTTTTTAAGGTTTGTTAATACAGTATTTCAATTATTCTTTTTAATTTTGCGATCGAAATCTAGAAGGTGATAAGAAGATATGCTCAAGCGTGAGAATTATATATATAGGTCAGGTAGGGAGTTTTTCTAGATTTCGCTCTCGCTTGGCCTCATTTTATATATGAACGATGATCAAAAACATGAGACACAGCATGGCTAATCAGATGTTCAGGGACAAAAAATTCCTGAAAGCCATCGCGTTGGTCTTACTTTATCACGCCAAAGCAAACAATAATACATGCAATAGATATTCTGTGAATAAGCTCCGCTCTATAACAGGCGCGAGTTCGTCTGCTATACGATCACGCTTGCAAACACTAAAGGAACGCGGACTTGTGAAGATAGAAAGCGGAACACTCGTTTTCATGTCAATTATGTCTAAACACAAAGATCGAAACCAACGATTAGAAAATGTATCATATAAAAACTTAGCAGATGTAGAAAAATCCCTCTATGCTATTTTGATATGCATCCTTCAAAGAAGGAAAGATTTTATCCACCGTGCATTTCTGCTCATGCAAAGCTCGCATGATTTGAAAACAATCAAGTGTGCCAAGCGAATTATAAGGAAGTACGGAAAGGGTGAGAAATATACTGAATTGGGACTGTCGTATCAAAAAATAGCAATCAAGCTCGGTGTGTGCATTAAATCAGCTTTTGATTATGTTAAGTTTGCGATCGTTCGCAAATTCATAGCTTGCGAGAACCATTTTAAGAAGAAATTCTTAAAAGGGGTGAATTTTTATCCTGTACCTGGATTTACTTTCACAACCAAAAACTATGCTTATTTAGTCAAAGCTAACACATATACTGTAATAGATAAAACATCTATACATCATACGCTGGCTGAAGCCAGCTTGTGCCCATCGGCCTCGCATAAAGCTTGGTATATATAGATTATAAAAAACTAAGATTCCCAAAAATGGAACAAAACAAAAGGAAAAAGAACAGAAGACGAACGGCGGTATCATACGATATTCGCGAGTTTATTTATGGGCATACCGAGTATGTCACAGATTGTCCATTCGGTGAATATGGGCGATACACGCATGCGATAAACAAAGTAGGAGCGCTTGAATGTAATAGATGCCCCTATCAGATAAAAAACAACACCGAAGCACAAATCGTTCGTTGCTCCCATGATACAGACAGAAAGGAGGTGATTCATGATTACCATCTGTCTTGACCGCCATGAATTCCTCTATGCTATCGAGGGATTCGCAAGGGGCTCACACCTCCGTCAATACGTCTGGCAGGATATTGTGTGGAAGAGCATTCCACAGATGAGCGACGACGATATGGACTTTCTCTGGTATTTCATGCGTCGTAACCTCTGGGAGTGCTATTTCAACAATATCAGAGGCGAGCTGCACAGGGATGTGGGATGGAAGGATTTTCTCCGCGTCATGGCAGTACTACACCGTGGCAACCGCCATAAGGTCACATTCAAGGCGTTGGACGGGAAGATCCATAGGTCATTGTGCTATATGTTCGGCGGCAAGTATTGCCCCATATACCAACAAGGCTCCTCTAAGAGGAAGATGGAGTTTTTCGCCTCGTACATACCGAGCGAGTGGGTGGTAAGTGTGAAAACTTGCGAGATACCCGAGAACCCTTACATCAACATAGGCGACGAAGACCACTGGCATAATGACCTGTCGCTGTATAGCTCGGAGTCGTTGTCGGACGAGCAGTTGAAGCCTGACAGACTTTGTCCCATATCGTCAGATTGAAGGAAAACGGATTTAAGGTTGTCTGGATTTAGGATTTGAATATATTATGGAAATAATAACTGATGATGTCGAGCAATTCTTTTATGGAACGTCTGACGATGAAATTCGTGACAACTGGATAAATATAAAAGTGCCATGTAGTTGTTTTCATTGTCGTAAACGACTTGACGAAGGTTGCAAAAAGGTTAAAGGTAAACTTACCGACTGGCTACTTAGTCATTATTGTGGTTTGTATCAAGATTGCGCTCTTGCCAAGCTATGGAAAGAATCTTCGGAAGATGGTACTGCTTATAATATTATGAGCCAGCTGTCGAAAAATGTGTTGTAAGTCTAAACAAATTATAAACGAGATATGAAATTTGGAATTATTGATTATATGATTGTGTCGCTTCAGGTAGCCTTCATTGTGATGAAACTCTGTGGAGCAATCAGTTGGTCGTGGTGGTTAGTAATGCTGCCAATGATCTTAATTGTGGTGGGAAACATTCTTGTATTATTTCTTTACGTTTTCGCAGGGGTGCACAAGAAACATAAAAAGTAGATATTATGAGAACCATCAAATTCAAAGGTAAGAGTGTTGATAGTAGTGAGTGGATTGAAGGCTATTACTATAAGGAGTGTGATAATACCTACATCATTAAGGATAGACAGAAAGATTCTATGCTTAATCGTAATGAAGCGGTATTGGTTGACCCTGATACCGTCTGCCAGTTCACGGGACTAACCGACAAGAACGGAAAGGATATTTACGAGGGAGATTTATTAAGTTTTGATCCGTTTGAACTGAGTGATTACTCGGATTTTGATGAATGCGGAAACGTCGTTTGTAATTATTACTTATCAATCTATTATTCCGTGGACTTCTTATGTTATATATTTGTTCTGCACAAGAATCCAGATTCTATATCAGCAGAAGATGAGACTGGAAGAGAAGATTTTCTCAATAGTTCCGATACTAAAAAATCAGAGGTCGTTGGTTCCATCCACGATCCTGAATGGCGTAAGAAACTGGGCATTTAAGAAGATTAACTTAACATAAATTATTATGGAGCAACAAGAAGTGAGAATACCGATTGCTGGTGTGATTGAAGAATCGAGACAGAATCCTACGAGCGATCATTGTTTCGTTGACCATTATCCGAATGGTGATGGCATTTATCTCGTAAAGTTCGACGACGGATGTCAACAATTACGTAGTGTGCAAGCCAATAACCAACTTGTTGATGGGAGACAGGGTGTCTGCCATTTCGACTTTCCTCTCCCTTCTCAGGTCATAGCCGAAGGAATCAAGAAGGAGCATGAAGCCACACTCAAGGACGCTATCGATTCTTTGCGCACGGATGTCATTCGTGCTGTCAACGCTTGTCACGAGGATATGCTAAGAGAGAACGGGACAATCCTTCGCACGCTCGATGAGCTCAATGAGAGCGGCCAGGCATCAGGCAACGGCATCAGCGAGAAAACCTTGCTCGAAGCGTTGAAGGTGGTATCGGCAGGAAAGCATGATTGAGTATGACAGACAACACTCCATATAGTATATAGATTTGAAAAGAAAATTAAACAAAACATAGAAACAATGAAAACAGAAGACAACAACCGCATGGAGGCGCTTGCCTACATCATCGCCGACCTGAAGGCAGAGAATATGGAGTTGGAGCAGCGTGTGCATCAACTCGTGGACGAATACAACAACGTGGCACATCAGTTGCGAGGAATGGAGAAGCGCAAGGACGACCCTGAAAAGCAGATGCTCGGCAATATGCTCAAGATGCGCGACCATTGCGACAAACTGGAAAGGATGAATGGAGAGCTGGAGCGTTTTGCAAAAGCAATCCATTCCTTTGTGAAGGGCAAAAACCTTTATATGAAAAAAGGAACGTCCTGCGGCTACAGAAAAGGCTGCCCTGCTGTGTGTTCTACGACCTGTATGGAATGTGATTCATGCTTGGCTGTCATTGAAGGCTGCGGCGTGATTTGCCAACGGGCTCTTTTAGGACTGAAATGTAGTAATGTATCACGAAAATATAGAGAACAATGATTAACCCCGAAGACCTTAGAATAGGCGACATTGTGCAGACTAACAAAGACTGCATTTTTCCGAAAGGCACATTGTGCATCGTTACCGATATCCATCCCGACCGACAGTATAATGACAAGAAGGGAACCGTCACTCTGAAGGCTGCCAACGACGAAGACGACGGTCCATGGGGAACATGGTGTAACAACATCGATGGCGTACCCATCACGCCCGAAATCCTTCGCAACAATGGCTTTAAGGAAGATGTTGAGGGCAAGTACTTCACAAGGCCAATCAAAGACAGAAAAGAAAACTATTTTGCCAGATATTTGGCAGTAGAAAGAAACAAATACAATTGGCCAGTGTTCATAAAGCACTTCAACGTGAACGGATATGCCCTTTTGTGTAAAATAAAATACGTTCACGAACTACAGATTATCCTCAAGATAGTGAAATTTAGTCCGGAAATGAAAGTATAGCCACTTTGCCGACCCATTAGGCGACCCTCGCATCGTCTGCTACGACAGCGAGACCAAACGCTCGGCACGACGCGACACAACGGCTGCGAGGCATGGGTTTACGATTGTTGAAGGTGCCGATTAAAACGTAACAAAGCATGATAGAGCTAAACAAGATATACAACGAGGATTGCTTGTCGGGAATGAAGAATATTCCAGACGGGAGCGTGAACTTAGTTGTGACAAGCCCTCCTTACGACAACCTACGCAAATACGGCGGTGTGGGAAGGAGTCTTTGTTTTGAAAAATTCAAAGATGTCGCTTTAGAGATAAAGCGTGTTTTGGCAAAAGGCGGCGTATGTGTTTGGATTGTAAGCGACGGATGCGAAAATGGCAGCGAGTCTGGTACATCCTTTCGACAAGCGTTATATTTCAAAGAGTGTGGGCTTAATCTTTATGATACGATGATTTGGGAAAAGCCATCACCGCAAGCCCCAACAGAAGGACGGTATTATGATGTGTTCGAGTACATGTTTGTTCTATGCAAAGGGAGCAAGCCTACTCATTTGAACCTTATTGCCGACCATGAGAACATTTCTATAGGTTCGGTTTCTACGTGCGAAACAAGGAGTTGCGCAGAGGATAGAAAACAAACAGGAAGGAAGCGGGTCGTGAAAGAACGTTGCAGAAGGTTTAATGTGTGGAAAATCAGCCGTGACCAAAATAAAACAGGACATCCTGCCGTATATCCGTTTCGTCTTGCCCGTGATCATATAATCAGTTGGAGTAACGAAGGTGATACGGTACTTGATCCTTTCATTGGCAGCGGCACCACCGCCATAGCGGCCATCCGAGAGAAGCGCAACTTCATCGGCTTTGAGCTCAACGAGGAGTATTACGACAAGGCTTGCAAGCGCATCCGCTGGGAAATGGCGCAACAAACATTATTCTGATTAACAAAGAGAAAAGAAGGCAGACGATGATTAAAGCAGAAGACTTTAGAATAGGCGCTTGAATCAAAATCAAAACAAGGAAGGATTAGAAGAAGGATTGATAGACGACTTCAACCTATCAACTTCTTCTAAAGCTATTACGAAATTTCACATAAACAGAAAAGCATTGAAAGTGAATAAGGCTCTAATAAGACAAATCCGTTGTAAGCTCTTATCAAACACAACGGATGCCGAGAAAGCGGCTGCACAGAACTGTTTGCTGCTTGGGTATCGTATTGTGCGGCAGCAACCAATTATGACAGGGAGGAAATTATATTTTGCCGATATATATCTTCCTGAAATCAAAACCATTTTAGAGCTTGATGGAGGTTATCATTATACAAAAGACCAAAAACGCAAGGATAACAATCGCTCGTCTGGCATTTGGCGACTTGGTTACCATGTGGTTCGCCTAAGCAATCATAATGCACGAGACATCAATAAGTTAAGAGCTAAGATTAACCTAATAAAAAAGAAGCACGGCCTAAAATAGCAAATTTCTCCAACCACGGTTATTTTGTTTACACAGCGAAGAAAATTCTTCTAAAACTATTAATAGGTATAATTATCTTTGCCGTATAATCATTTAGTAACAAAAACAGAACAACTATGACAATTAAAGAAAAAGTGCTTGCTTCTGCCAAAACGTCATTTGCAAAGTACGGTTTGAAGAAGGACGAACTTTCCAAGTTGGTAGACCAGATTGTTGCAAGTCGTGGCCTAACAGATGAGTCAAAAGAGGAAGATGTTACAGGTGCCATCACGGCTTTCGAGCCTATCGCTGGCTTAATGCAATCCATGTTCAATCGAGCAGTCTCCGAGACTGGAAAGAAGTACGAGGGTTGGATTGATCCTAAGGCTAAGAATAATGAGCCCGAACCGCCTGCGCCTATCATTCCTCAACCGGGTGCGCTGACAGCCGATCAAGTGAAAAATATGATTGCTGAAGCAGCAAAAGACAATCAGAAAGCAATCTCGGAAGCAGTCGCCTTGGCTATCGCGCCTTATAAGGAGAAAGAAGAGAAAGCTCACCTTGCTTCCATATTACAAGGAAGCGATAAGCTGAAAGACATCCCCGAAGTGTTCCGTTCGCGCTACCAGCTCGACAAGGAAGAGAACCTTGATGCAGTCGCACAGAAAATTTCTGATGATTGGACCGAGCTTAAACAAGCAATGGTTACAAGCGGAAAGTATGTCGAAGCACCTATGCAGAGTTCTCCAGAGGATGAGCAAAATGATTTCTTAAAAAGAATGCAAGGTTTTGCCGAACGTCATACCGTAAAAGCAGACTAAGCAGACTAAGATTTCAAACTTTTAAACGAAAAAATCATGTCAAACAAAGGAATGTTTTTACACACAACGAAGCCTACTGACATCAAGGAGGCTGTTTGGTGGGAAGAGCAGTGCGTGCGTCGACAGGGTGGTTATGACCTTGATCGTTCAAACCTCCCTGCCTCGCTCAAATGGTTAGCAAAGGGAGTTGTTTTGCGTCTTGTTTCAGGTGGAAAGGCACAAGCGGTAAAGACTGCGACTGTAACTGAGAAAGCAGTCAAGCAAGCTACAACCCTTAAAATTGCCAGTGGATCGCTTTTCCAAGTGGGCGACACTATCGCGGGTTCAAAGATAACGGCAGTCTCCTCAGCAAGCGGCATCGATACATTGACTATTGGTGCTCTCGCTAACGATGTAGCAGAGAATGCTGTTGTGTCAGACTATGATAAGTCAAAAGACATCCTTCTTGGCTTGTCTTATGACACACTTGACCTTAGAGAGGCAGATGCTTCTCTTGCGGCTACTCCTACTTTGCAAGTCATGGAGGTAGAAGAGGATTCTCTTCCTTATCCCATCAATGCCGACATCAAGAATGGCCTGAACGCCAACGGTGTTGCGCTTTTCAAAATTCAATAACTTTAATCAGGATAACGCACTATGAATAGTATTTTAAAGACTTTACAAGACCCGAAGTCCTTTCAGGCGTATATCGACGAGTATATGAAGACTGCTTCGTATAAGGCGGAGTGGAAGACTGAAATGAAACCCGTTGAGTACTGCGCTGCTAAGGTCTATCAGGCTAATATTGCCAAGTATACCTCTGCAATGGTCGGTTCGGTGGTCGCTAAGAATGCGGAGCGCCCTGTGCACACCATGCCTGACTTCCAACAGATGATTGGCTCTATTGGCCGCATCGCCGATCAGTGGGAGCTGGATAATGATTATCTCGATCAATTGCACTACCTTGAGGGTAAGTACAACGACATCGCTGGCCGTGGCAATTATACGCAAGCAACGCTCAATACGGAGTATGACAAGTTGATCACATTCTCTTTCCGCCCGTTTGAGCGTGCCGTTATATCGCCTCATAAGCGTATTGATATGCTCTATTTTGAGGGCTTGTTTAAGGGCACGCAGACCGTTTCTCGTACCAACAACTCGAAGGCTAATGTGTCTTACACCTTCAAATTGGGTGTCAAGAAGATTAAATCAACGACCAATTGGGGTCAGGAGAGCGCAACTCCGTTCAAGGATATCAAGGCCATTAAGGACGAAGCCAAGAAGAAGGGTCGCAAGATTCTACGCCTCCGAATGTCTGAAAACACATTCTACGCAATGTGTCAGGCTAAGGAGGTCAAGGACACGTTTAAACTTAACCTTGGCACATTGCAAGTCAACCCGAGCGTGCCGATGATTTCTGTCGACCAGATGAACATCTATCTGCGCTCCATCCTCTTGCCGACCATTCAGATTGATGAGGATAGGTTCGTTGACCTGCCAGACGGCACAACTGTCAACCTCGTGCCTGACAACCGAGTGGTAGCCATGTGCGCTGACAAGGTAGCTGTACCTAAGTGCGCCGAGCCCTTGGAAGCCGTCGATCCAATCCCGAACGTATCTTACTCAACCTATGATGATAACCTCGTCGGATTCTGGCGTGACAAGACAGGCTACCATATCACCAACGAAATGTGGATGCAGCCTGTTTTCGATGGCATCGACGATTATCTCATCTTGGAGGTAGGCGAATAACGCAAGAGTGTAAAGGTTGATATGATAATTACGAAAACAAGGTAAGCATGACAATTTCGGAAGCCATAGCAAGCGAGATACAGCCCTTCTCCACATCTGATGAAACGTTAGAAAAGATGTTTATAGACGCAGCTGAAAGGTTCAGCGTCTCAGCATCTGTCGAAGACGATTACTCTATAAGTGTGAAGAAGCCTGTTGCTTATGCTGCCATGCGCATTCTATACAAGATGCGTGTGTTGTCAAGTGAAAATGTCGGAGGTATCTCCCAAGGGTACAAAGACAACAAGAACTTGATCGATAGCATGATTAAATCTATTGCGAAAGACGCTGGATTGGATGCTGGCCTTGTTATCGATAATGACTCTGATGATTACTGGGTGACAAGCGCGAAGGTTTGGTAAAAGATTGATATATGAACTTTGAAGATACGTTAAAGGTGGGCGCAAAAGTCTACAATGTCGGATATCTGCAGATTGGAGATAGGTGTTACGCTATGAATGATGATGGCACGCCTAACTTTGATGATGTAGATGACGATATTCAAAAAGGCTTTGACGAGAATGGGAATGCTATCGAGGTGAAAGATTTGCGTTTCCTTGACTTCGGGAAATGTATCATTCTGCCAAACACAAGCGCTCGTTCAGTCACCTTGTTTGATGGCAAGCAATACGTTTACTCATACGAGTTGATAGCTCCTCTTTCTAAGAGGAAATACTATCTCTTGCCAAAAGAAGGTGATAAGGTTTGGATAACTAAGAAAGATAGCACGATTGATAGGCAGATGGAAGTAAAAGGGTTCGTCACCTACAAGAAACGCTACCTGAAATTATGGCTTTAGACGATGGCAAATGCGCAGATACAACTTAAAGGGCGAGAAGCTTTGCAAAAGAAGCTGAACGAGAAACGTAAGCAAATTCTGAACTTTCTCGATACGCGCCTGTTGCAACTTGCGGAAGAAGCCGTTGTTTATTCTATGGCCGTAAAGGGTTACAAAGACCGAACAGCTAATCTAAAAAACTCCATATCATTCGCTCTTTATTTTGATGGGAGGCTTATAACTGCAAGAGCTGGCAAGATACCTAAGCCAGACGAAGTAGAAGAAGGCCAACAAGGCGTAGACAATGCGCTTGAAGCCTATGCAAAACAAGATGGCGTTGTTGCTCCAAAAGGCTATTCGCTTGTGATCGTGGCAGGTATGAACTACGGCAAGTATGTCGAAGATAAAGGATATAATGTTCTGTACCTTACACGGTACTACTTGAGAGACGAAATGAAAAAGGTGTTACAAGAGGCATTTGAACTCATTAAAGATGGAGGGTGAGAAATATGGTACTTGGTGATGAAGCGGTAACTGAAATGTATAAGTATCTCAATCGTAAGATAGAGAGCTTAGGAGTTGATAAAGGTCGAATATACAAGTATGAACGCCCTGAGAAAATGGAGCATGTAAGTTACATAGCTATCAATCATCTGCCATTCGTCAGGCGTGATGTAATTGAAGAAGGTACTGTAAATGTGAATATTCATGTCCCCAAGACATCAACTAACATGCCGAATGTTGGAAAGCTGCAAAACATAGCGAAAGCTATCATTGCGCCTTTTGATGTGGATGGCGGTCAGTATCTCGGAAAGTGCATCTTTGAGTTCTACGCTGACTCACGCCCGACATTGGATAATGATGATACATATTATATCAACTTAAAATTCAACGTAATATACAATAATCTAAAAGCATAAAACTATGGCAAAAAACGGTGTTTATGGCATTAAGCAATTTTCTTTTGCTGATTGCGTAGCAAATGGTGGCTATCCTACGGACTATGCCAATACCCTAAAGGCAATTCCTACGGGTTCGCTCACTTTTAATGATCAGGCCGCTCAAACGCAGGACATAGAGATTGAGGACTCAGAAGATCCGTATGCTGTATTGGTCACTTCGGCGGCTACTAAGGGGTTCACTGTGCAGACCTACGATCTCTCGGAGGATAACTTTAAAGCCCTTCTCGGATATTCTGCCGTCGACACAAAGGGATATATCAATGAATCGCCAACAGAGACGGAGGTTTATAAGGCTATCAAGATCGAGACACAAGACCTCGACGATATTCCTTCGCGTACCTTTGAGTGGTCAAAGATGAAGCTAACCGTCACGCGCAGTGGCTCTATTGGTAAGTCAGGCCTTCCAAACCTTAACATTGAGTGCCGACAGATGGCTGTCTTTGATGCCAAGGGCGAGAAGGTCAGTGGCCATCGTAATGGCTTTACGGCCACTATCCAACAGAAGAAGAGCTCGGTTTAACAATTCTCAATAGATTCAGGTAACAATCTAAGGCGGTGAGGTAAGGGTAAAGGCCTAAGCCGCACCGCCTTTACATTTTTAAGCAATGAAGACATCAGATAAAGAAAAAGTTGCAAAGACGCTCCAAGAAACGGCCTTCAAAATCAAAGTCGGCAAATTTACATTCAGGGTCAAACCATTGACCTTAATGCAGATTTACGAAATGGGTGTTTTTGCTAACGATATCAAGGAAGCAACATGGAAAGAAGATGAAAAGATAAATATCATCCATACCCTTATTGAACGTAGCGGTGACGCTCGTTTGATGTGCGAAGTGTTTATCGTGTGTGCTTTCCGCAAGAAGTGGGCTCGTAAATTATGGGGCAGCTATATTCGTCGCCACCTCGATATAACGGCATTCAATATGCTTATCACCTTTATCAGTAGCTCATTTAACGCAAATTTTTTCTTGACCTCTATAATTTTCCTGACCAAGACAAAGATCATGACGGAGCCCCAAACGACTCCCCATGGTCAATCATCGGAGGAGTCATGAAATATTTTCGTATGAGTTACGAGGAGGTCGTATTTAGGCGCTCATACCTTAACATCATGCTTTTGAACCGCTCTATCCCATCATTTAACTTGGATGATAAGGATGAGAAGCAGGAAAGAGCTAATATATCAACCAAGCCACAGAAGGAGTTTCATCCAATTGAAGGTTCGATGCATGCAAACGACTTCTTCATGAGCTTTATGTAGAAAATAATATGGCAGCAGAAGACATACTTGGCATAAGTGGTCAGATAGATATATCTGACATCCAGACAACACTTGATAAGCTATGTGATCAACTCAATAAAGTTGGCGTTGATACGGATGCTTTGTCGCAGCGAATGACCAATGCACTCAATGATATTGCTAAGTCGGATGGTGATTTATCCACTAAGACGACGCAAGCAATGAACGTGCTTAAACAGGCCATGGACGAAGCGACAAATGGCATAAAGATAGTACCTGAAATGATCGACACGGCCAACAAACGTGTTGAAACTATCCGTGGGACTATCGAACGACTCAACGAGCAGTTATCGCAAACAGAAAGAGGCTCTAATGCTTTCAATGCGATAGCGAAGCAGATTGATGCACAGAAGCAGGTTTTACAAATGAACCAAGAAGATGCGAGGTTTCTTGCTTCTTCATACGACGAGGTAAGAAATTCTATTGCCCAAGTCAGCGGAGCATATCAAGCTCTTGAAGCTATATCAGTTGCATCATCTACTGCTAATACAATTGATGCGGCCGCATCTGAGGCTAACAGTGTCGCAAAAACTGCTAATAGTGTTGCCTCTACTGCCAATGCAGCAAGCACTCTGGCTGAGGGCGTATCTCATGCTGATAATGCTACTAAACTTGGTCAGGAAACAGATGCGGTTGTGCAAAATACCAAAGCAAGGCAGGAGCATCAAGAAAACATTTCTGCCGAAGAGCAGATGTATGGCCGACTTATTGACAGAATGCAACAAGGCAGCCTATCTGAGGAGCAATATCAACGTATTATAGATCAAGAGACGGCCTCTTTGGAAGAACAAAGGAAAGCCCTTAACGAACTCGCTCAACAGAGAGAAGAGCATAACTCGCGCCCCTTTGGCAATGGTTATCAATTCGATAGTCAAGGGAATGTTACAAACAGTGCCGATGTCGAAAAATGGCAAGCAGAAACGCAATCCATAAACCAACAATTCGAGGCACAAAAGAAAATTGTTGAAGAAAGCCAAGCCGCGCTTGATAAATTTGTCGAAGCCCATGAACGCTTAGCCAAGTCACAAGACAATGCAGCAAACACTTCGCAAAAAACACAAGAAGCGAGCTCGCAAGAGATTAAGAGCTTTGAGCAACTGACCTCCGAAATCGATGCATTAGAGAAGAAAATCTCAGATTTGCAGCAACGCAAGCAAGAACTTCTCTCTGTCGGAGGCGGTTTCTCGATACCAGTTGTGCCAGCAGATGCGCTTGCTAATTCTGGCCTTACATTTGGCAGCGACAAGTTAGAAGGCCTACGTACGCTCAATCAAGAAATTGAAACTACGAAAGAAAAGCTCAGCGAAGCTAAGGGCAAATTGCAAGAGTTTCAGCAGAGCGGCGAAGAAACAGGAAATGTGAGTTTTGCGAATTATTCACAAAACATAGCTGACATATCCTTCGCAATTAATGATGCTAAACAAAGACTCGCAGACTACGAAGCACAGTACGACAAACTTGCAAATAAAGACAACCTTACAGCAAAACAAAAACAAGATCTTGATACCCTTGGTCAAAAAATTGATGAGACGAAAAAACAGATACAAGACCTTCAAGGGCAGTTGCGTGAAAAGAACGAGCAGACATTTGTCGGAAAGCTAAGGGATAGTTTATCTGATGCAGGACAAAAAGTTTCTGAATTTGGAGAGAAGATAAAGAGTTCCATTCTTTCGCCATTAGATGCGTTGAAAGAAAAGGTTGGCAATTCTTCCTTCGCTCAGCGATTTGGAGCGGAATTTACCCAAGCGAAAGTTGGGCTCAATGATTTTAAAGACGGTATTGTCAATGTAATGACCGCCAACGGCAAGCTACAAGCACAAATTGGCGTTATCGGCGAAGCATTTAAGGGGCTTGGCATTCCTGTTGCAGGCTCTTTGACCGCCATCAAGGCTGTTACAAAAGCCTTGTGGGCTATGTGCGCTACACCTATCGGAGCAGTGATAGCGGCTGTTGCACTTGCATTTAAGGCAGTACATACTTGGATGACAAAATCTGCAGAAGGGCAAAAAGTCTACACGAGGCTTATGGCTTATTTTGGCTCACTTGCAAAATCTGTCACAGATATTATCATCATCTTTGGCGAGTATCTATACAAGAGTTTCACTAAACCCAACGGCCCATTACGTGATTTTGGCAGAAATTTTGTCAAAACATTCAAAACTGCAATTACGGCTGTTGTAAACCTCCTCGGCGGCCTTGGGACAACTATCAAAGGTGTCCTCAATATGGATTGGGACACTTTTACATCAGGTCTTAAAAAGACATGGGAAGGCTTAAAGGGTGCTGGCGAAACTATAATCGATGTTTTCAAAACGCAAGTCTCTGGAGTAGTTGGTGCAGTAAAGTTAGCCTATAATGCATTCACTGATGATAATTTAGGGAAGAAGTTAGGGAGCGCATTTGGCAATATGCTTACTAATGCATCACAAGCAGCTTCGCTCGCAGGGAAGATTAAAGATACAGAAATAGCCATTTCTCAAAATAAGGAGAAACAGGCGAAATTAGATATTAAGATTGCGGAAGCAAGAAATAAAATATACACACTACAAGGAAAAGAAAAGATTGCCGCCATTGAAGAGACAAAGGCACTTATTAAGCAAAAATATGACACTCAGATAAAACAGCAGCAACAACTCGTTGAATTGCACGAGAAAAATGGAAAGCTACATACCAAATCACTAGAAGATATTGCTAAGGAACGTGAACTAAGAATACAAGTCCTTCGCACGCAGACACAGATGGTTAGCGAGCAAAGAATGCTTACTAGACAAGAAGCATCAGCGAAACGTTCCCTTGCAAGCAAAGAAAAATCGTCTGCCAAGAGTGCTCAAAGTGCAGCTCAAAAAATGGCCCGACAAGAGCAACAAATAAATGCTGCAGAGGATAAACTTGATGAAGTGACATTTAAAAACGCTTATGAGCGAACAAAGGCAGAACAGGAGCTTGAATCAAAGGTCTATGATGCTAAGATAAAAGCTATGAAGGAAGGTTCAGCCAAAGTGATAGCAGAGCGTAATCGTGAGCTGGAAAAAGAAATTGAACAGATTGAAAAAGAAAAAGAAGCAGCTATCAAAGCTGAACGCGACCGCCAAAAGGCTGAGTTTGACGCAAAACAAGCAGTTGCCAAAGCAAAAGGCGAAAAAATTGATCGATGGGATGAGAAAAAGCATCTTGATCAAGAGCCGATTAAGAAGATAGAAGCGCAATATCAAATTATCGAACAGAAAACGATTGACAACACGAATAACGAAACATTGCAAGAGAACTTGCAATCGTATCGCGAGTATCTGAAAGAATATGGCGGTTTGCAAGAACAACGCCTCGCAATTGTCGAAGAATACAACGAGAAGATTGATGAAGCCATAGCCAAAGGAAATCTTTTCGATGCAGCTAAATTGAAGAAAGAACTGGAAGAGCAAATCAAGAACTTGAATTTCTCCGACTTCAAAGATTCTATCAATTGGGAAGCGATTTTTTCTGACATGGGCAATCTCAGTGCGTCGTACTTAGAGCAACTGCGAAAGAAGCTGAAAGAGTTGCTTAGTTCAGGAACGCTCAATGTTAACGACATGAAAGCGGTGTCAGAGCAAATCACAAAGATTGATGAAGCGATCTCAAAGCAGAAAGACTATTGGGGTATCTCAAACGAGAAAGTACGTGAGCATAAAAGGCTTCTCGAAGAGGCTGCCGAAGCGCAAGAAGAATTGAATAAGGCACAAACACAACTCGCATCGGCTCAGACTGATGTGACTGATAAGAAGATGCAAATTCAGTCTATTCTCAGCGATGCAGGAGTTAATGTTAGCCTGAAAGATATTACGCCAGCATCTAAAGATAAGATGCTTAATGATAACAGTGTTAAATTAAATGCTGCACGTATTCGCGAGTTATCAAAACTGTATGATGAGCTTGCTATTTCAGAAGCAAAGGCAGGAAAAGCGACAAAGGATGTTCAGAAAGCGACAGAAAAAAAACGCCAAGCTGACGATAAAGCTAAACAAAACATATATGATTTAGCCGAAACCATTGCCGTTTCTTTGTCAAAGATCCAGCAAAAGCTAAAAGACCTACCAGGCCTTTTAGACGCTATTGGACTTGGTGACAGTGCGCTTGGAAAGGCCGTTAATAACGGCATAGATGCGCTTAATAATGGAACACAAGCGGCTGCTGATTTTGCAACAGGCAATTATATTGGCGCTGCAATGAATGGCATCAAAACCATACAATCGGTTGGGCGTATATTTGGTATTGGTGGCGGAAACGCAGCCGAGGTCGCAAAGACTACGGAAAAGCTTACAGAAGCGAATGAACGCTTGAAATACTCCATTGAACAACTCAAAGAGTCGATTGATAATAGCTCGGGTATGAACGCCGTCGACAATTATCAAAAGGCTTATGATGCACAAGAGAGAATCAATCAGCAGACCATGGAAATTCTGAAAACACAGATGGGTTATCATGGCGCTCATCACTCAAATGCATATTACTGGGGCTTGTCTGATGCCGACTATGCAGCGATCAATAAAACATTAAGTCAACAAGCAGCAAAAAACGGAGGATATACGAATGCGTCTGTCAATAGCGTGCATTCGTTGGAAGACATCTATAAGCTAACGCCTGAACAGATGAAAGATATTCGTACATACAATCAAGATGTATGGAAGAATATGATGGATCAAGGCAAATACGACAAAAGTGAGTATTGGGAGAACTATACCGATTTAGCAGGAAAGCTCGAAGAGTTGACAGATAAGATTAACCAAAATCTGACGCAGACGAGCTTCGATTCCATGAGGCAAAACTTCATAAGTAATCTGATGGATATGAGTAAGTCGGCACAAGATTTTGCAAATGATTTTACCACGTTGCTTAACAAAGCAATGCTAAATTTTGCTGTTGGCGACTTGATGGATAAGAAATTAAAACCCCTCTATGAGAAGTGGGCTGATAAAATGAAGAATGGGCAACTCTCTGATGAAGATCTGAAAAACCTAAAACGAGAATACCAAGACATCGTTGATGAAGGAATTTCTATCAGAGATAATATTTCGTCTATAACAGGATATAAGGAGGCCCAATCCCTTCAAACGGCAACAGGCAAAGGCATTGAAGCTATCACTGCGGATCAAGCGAGTAGTCTTATTGGGATTGGCTATGCGATGCAAATTGCCGTACAACAGGGAAACGATACGAGAAATGCTATTGCCATGGATGTATCATCTTTGCGAGCAACGGCAGAAATATTAACTGGCAATATCTCTGAAATGAGAGATATTCAATACCAAGGACTGGAACAGTTGCAAGCTATTAACAAAAATACAGCCCCTATTATCCTTATTCGTGAGGATATATCCAATATGTACAAACTAATGAAGGAAAGGTATTGAAAATGAAAAACGACGCATACATTAAGTTAGTTGGTGAAGCTGATACTTCTTATGTTGACCTCGATACATTTGGCATAACACTTATTCGAGGTTGGCGCGAGGCTTTGCTAACCCCTCCGCCTATTAAGAGTTTCATCACTAACAGTAGTCGCTTGGAAGACGGAGAACGCATTATTGCACATCCGAAAAATGTAAAAAAAGACAAGCGAGACGTGAGTTTGTCATTTTTCCTTGAAGGTTCGTCGCAAGAAGACTATCTCATTAAATACGGATCTTTCTTGGATAAAATTGCATACTCTGGACAGTTTTGTCTCAAAGTGCCAGTTCTTCACCGCGTTTTTAAACTTGTTTATTCGCAGTGTTCGCAATTCGGAGATTATGGCTTGAAAAGAGGTAAATTTACGCTCAAATTAACAGAATCAAATCCGAACGATAGGGAAACAATATGATTGATATACACAACATAGATGGAAGCGTGCTTTTGCAAGCTGATATTACAAGTCCAGCCAAGAGAGAGGAAGAAATGTCTAAATCAGACTATATTTCCCTCTCTTGGACTATGGATAAGAAAGTTGTGTTGCCTGTTGGTGCTTATATCAATCATGATTACAAAATCGACAAAGTGAGAACTGTTACAAGACAGTTTTTGCTTTTGGAAGCATACGAGCCTACACAAACGGATGAAATGACGTGGAAATACACGCCACAGTTTCAACATCCGAAAATGGTACTCTCAAAAGTACCGTTCTATTTACGCGCCAAAAATTCACAGAATGAAGAGATAAAACAATATGTGTGGTCATTCGTTGGGACTATGCAGGTAATGGCGCAACACATCGCAGATTTCCTTAACAAGGAGATAAATTTGGGGAATTCTGGATGGGTGTGTCAATATGATGTCACGAACAAAAACACGATCAATGTTTCGTTTAGCGACAATGATTTCATATCTGCACTTTCAGCAATCGTCAATGCCCTTGATGATAACGTGAGTTGGCATATCGATTATGACAAAGAGGTTGTGTATTTAGGAAAGGGTGCATTTGAAGAGAGTGATGTAGTCCTGAAAGTGGGAAAGAATGTCGGGCCACCATCTATTAGCAACTCTAAAGAGAACTACTATAATTCATTCGCTGTTTTTGGAGGAAGTCGTAACATTACTCAAGTTAACAACAAGGGGGAAAATATATCTGCATCAGATATTCGTTTGCAACTTGCTCCAAATAAGGGCGTGGTCGATATTGACGGCATATCATACCCTTATACAATAGATGAGTATTCTACGGTTGATCTGAGAAAAAGCACAAACGAACAGCAATTTACAAAAGTCCTCGACTTCTCACAAATATTTCCTTCTCTCAATACGTATGTGTATAATGTACGCGGTAGAGAAAAGTATGTGTTAGATGAGAATAATGACAAGATACCGCTTGCTAAAAAAGCAGACGGGACGGTATTGTCTTATAAGACTTTCACAGTTTGGTATATGCGTCTTGCTTATCCTGTCACAAATCAGATAACAGGGAAAAAGCTCATTAACACGACGATAGATGATGGGATTACTCATTATTGGTATGATTTTGAGATAACTGATAGTTTGCTGATAAATGGAAAAAGTATCGGCTGTTCGTTTGAAGCGAACTTTAATACAGGGGCGTTATCAACACCTCTTGCTGGTCGTGGAACGAATGGTGACTATGTCGGTTTTGAACTTACATATCATAAGGATGATTTTTTACTGCGAACTTCTGATGATGTAGAAGAAAATGAATTCCATATCCTTGCAGGTGACTACGAGATAGTCTATCAGCAAGACAATGATATATTCATACCGACAAATGCTTCTGAAAAACTAATTCCTCGTGGCGAATCATTACCATCATTGAAATGCAATATAACGGTCTTGTATAATATCGCTATGGCTGAAAGCATCTATATACAAGATGCACAGACGAGGCTTTTAGATGAAGCGTTAAAAGAAATTAAAAGACTGCGTTCAGATCTTAACAACTATACCATCAAATCTTATCCTCATGTATTTGCAGATGATAATCCATGTTTACAGATAGGGCAAGGAGTCACCTATGATGATGGGAATGGATATATACTTAAAACAAGAGTATTAAAGCTATCGACAAACATAGATTTTGATTACCTACAAGAGATAACCTTGGGAAATCAATCTATCAAAGGCACAATCACTCAGCTAAAAGATGATGTTCAATCAATTATAGCAGGCGGAGATTCGAATGATGGAGGCAGTTATACAGCCTCACAAGTAGCAAATCTCATTGCAAGATATGGCACGAGGTACTTCTTATCAAAGAAGAATGCCGATACAGCTAAAGGGCGCATCATGTTTGCCCAAGGGCTTGATAGTAATGGCGAGGTTAATATCAACAACGACCTGCATGCGATAGGCGATATATCAACGGATGCAAACCTTCGTGCCAGCAAAGACGCCACCATAGGAGGTGACCTCGGTGTGACCGGAAACGCCACGCTGACCGACGTGGTGGTTGATCGTGTGCATGACGCGAAGTCAACGCCTGCCGAGCGTGTCATCGTGGGGGCGCAGGGCTTCGACCTCTATATGGGCGAGGATGGCAAGAGCCATCTTTACATCGACTACCTCACGACTCGCACCAAGTTCTTTGCGGCATCTGCCGAGATACGCAAGGTGAGCTATTCGGGCGGCACAACGCTCTTCTCAAACGCGGGCAGCACCATCATGAAGGTGGTGGATGTGCTCAACGAGAGCAAGGTCGTGATAGCCTACAAGTGTTACGCCCTGGCAGACGACGGCACGACCAAGACGATGAACTGGTGGCATCCGGGCATGATGGCTCTTTGCCAGACGTTCAATGTCAAGGCGGGCGACGCGGCCAACCTTGCCAACCGCTATTATTGGCGATTGGTGGTGGGCGTGGGTCAGGAGACGCTAAACGATGGCAAGCTATACGATTACGTCATCCTCTCCAACAAAAAGACCTTCGTCGGCAACGAGGCCGTGGTTCCCGTGGGTTCTACACAGGTCATAGGATGGAACGGCCAGCCCTTGGTGTTCGGCAATGTGGCCATCGAGGTTGGCTCTAAAGGCGGCATGGAGAGCTTCGCTACCATGGTGGCCGACTATGAGGGTCTGACTAACGACGAGTCGGGAACGGCCATCGCCTCCCGTGTGTTCTACGGCTATGAGCCTGCCGCCGATGGTGGAGAGCCCGACGCTCCCCTGCCCTACGATGTCATTGTGCAGGCTGGCGATCAGGTGCAATGGGGCAAGTATGGCAACCTCATTAAGCTCACTACCTCTGTGGAGGATGGTGTTGATGCTGCCAACGCTCCCTCCATAGCCATGTACCATAACATGGGAGCGCCCTATAAGGTGGGCAACATGATCAATCCCTATCAATGGAAAACGCTCACGTCGCTTGACTCGCCTGAGCTGGTCCTTAAGAACGCCAACAACTTCAAGTTCTTCACCGACGATGACCCCAACAACGTCATCGACCCCATCACGGTATCGTATGAGATAAATGCGAGCACCGATTTCGTCATTCGCAAGCCTACCACGCAGACAGCCACGCCCACCGACATGACGTTTACCGTCACCAAGCGCACGGGCAGCAAGACGGAGGATGTCACGGCAACCGTCAATCTCTTTGCCGACTACACCACGACCGACGGAGTATCTAAGGTCGATGTGCCCATCAAGCGCCTGTCCGACCTTGGAGTGAGTTTTTACACGCTCGCCTCTGTTTCCGTCAAGGCGAAGGATAAGAGCGGTGGCGATGTGCTTGCCACTCTCAGCATCCCAGTCTTGTCGGATGGTGCACAGGGTAGCGACGGAACGCCCGGACAGGACGGAAAGCCCGGGCAGGACGGAAAGCCTGGCGTTGACGGCAAGGATGGTAAGACTCCTTCGGTTATGTCAACGACCTACAAGTATGCTATAACGGCTACTCCTGTGAAGCCTTCAGATAACGCTTGGCAAACGACCATGCCTGATCCGTCAAAGAACGAGGGTAAGTTCATGTGGACCAAGACGACAACTACTTGGAGCACAGGTGATGCGACCGACACCTTCACTTGCACCTATATCGGCAAGGATGGCGAGAACGGTACGAGCGTCACTATCAAAGGCACATTTAGCAGCACGACGCAATTACCTACGTCGGGTACGGCTGGCGATGGCTACATTATCAATGGCTACCTATGGGTTTACACAGGTACGGCCACCGAGGATGCCACGAACCACAATGGCTTTACTAATGTAGGCAAGATCAAGGGCGAGGATGGCAAATCGGCTACCCAATATTACATTCATACCGCATGGATGAAGGCCTCCGATGGAACAGGCTTTACCGTTGAAAATCCGCAGGGCACGGCCTATCCCTATATCGGCACACTCGTTGACACCAATGACAAGGACTCCACGAATTGGCGTGATTATAAGTGGACCTACGTCAAGGGCGACACAGGTTCAAAGGGTGACAAGGGAGATCAAGGAGAGAAGGGTGAGCAGGGAGAAAAGGGCGATCAGGGCTTGCCAGGAGTGAAAGGAGATAAGGGAGAGAAAGGAGAAAAGGGTGACCAAGGCCTGAAAGGCGACAAGGGAGAGCAAGGCGAGCAGGGTGTCAAGGGCGACAGGGGCGAGAAGGGCGAACCAGGCAACGACGGCCAGCCCGGCAAGGATGGCGCAAATGGCACAAATGGCAAGGATGCCGTGGAGTTTGTCATCAAGGACGCTCCAATGGTGTTCGACACGGCCACCGATGGCGTTGTACCCACCGACACGAGCAAGACCGCCAAGATCTACGTCTACCGTGGTGGCGCGAACGTCAGCACCCAGCCCATCGCAGGCATCGTTGACCAACAGGGATGCTCTGGCGCAAGGGTGACGAAGTTTTCCGACCATTTCGAGGTGACGCTTGAGGGCCGCTACATCAAGAAGGATGGCGGTGTGAGCGTGACGAGCGGATATGTCGCCGTGCAACTCACCTACGACGGCAAGGCTTATGTGCAGCAGGTGCCGTTCCTCGTCAACGTAGCGAAGTTCACGGGCATGGTCAGCTCCAACAACACGGAGCTGAGCACCAAGTACACCGAACTCTCCAACAAGCAGACGCAGACCGACAAGGATGTGACAAATTTGCAGACGACCGTCAACGGCATGCCTATCAAGAGCAACGACGACCTCACCAAGTACACCTCGGAGATTAAGCAGACCGCACGTGAGATTTCTGTCGAGGTGAGCTCGGAGGCCGTGCGCTCAGGCCGCAACATGCTCCTCAGCTCTGATTTCCACCGTCAGGGCTATGGCTATGCACCCAACGGCACGGCCTTCACGGAGAGCAACCTGAAGATACGAACCTACGATGGCTTTTCCGATTGCAACTCCCTGTTCATCGAGCAGACGGCCATCGGCAACAGCTATGCTGGCGTGAGGTGGGCCGACGTGCCCGTCACGGGTGGCAAGACCTATGTCATTTCCGCTTGGCTCAAACGCATGAGCGACACCTTCGGCGACCGATGCTCCATCATCGTGCATGAGTATGCTGGCAACGGCACGACAATAGCGAAGAACAACTCCTTCACGGCGCTTGATGCCGATGCCGACCCGAAGGGCACGTGGCGCAAGAAGGCGTTTACCGTCACCTTGCAGGCCACCACAACAAGGGTGAACGTCATTTTCTGCCTTGGCTCAACGGGCGCTTTCTCGCTCTGCCAACCGATGATGGAGGAAGGCACGGAGAGCAACGGGTGGACGCTCGCGACCGCCGACTACGGTTACATCATGGGCAACCGTATTGTTGGCAGTCTTGCGCTCACGAAGAACGCCGCTGCCCTTGCGCAGGATGGCTCTACGGCAAGCATCGCTGGCCTCTATGGCACGGTAATCAAGGGCGAGGATGGCGTGGCGACGGTGGAACGCGACGCGCAGGCCACCAAGACGCAGCTCGCCATCGTGGTGCAGGGCTACCTGAAGGCCAACACCGACTATGTGCTCTCGTTCGATGTTCGTCGCATCGACGGTAAGGATGATGGTTGCGCCTTCGTGTCTTTTGTGCGCAAGGTGCTCTATTCGGAGCTTTACTCTGGAAAGGTCTCCATCTACTCGAAGGAAAACGGCAACGCCACCGAGAGCGGCTACTTGGAGATCAAGCCCTCGGGCGACTGGCAGCGTGTGTGGGTGCATTTCCGTCTGTCGGCGGACTGGACCGACTCGACGGGAAAGAATTTCAACATCGGTGTTTTTGGAGGCAATGGCACGGGCAACAGCATCCGTGCGCAGTTCCGTCGCCCAAAGTTGGAGGCGTGTGCGGCCATGACCGAGTACACCGACGCGCAGGCCGACTACATCGAGGACGAGGACATCTCAAAGAAGTTGCGCCGTACTGGTATCGACATCACCAATGAGCGCATCACGCTCGATGCCAAAAAGACCACCGTCACGGGCGACCTGACGGTTCAGGGCATCATTACCGACTCCACGAGTTATGTGGATATGGACGGCACGCTTTGGTCGCCCAATGACGTGGGCGAGCTGGTGAACACGAAGAAGAACCTCAGGACCGTTGATGGTGGCGTGTTCGCTCCCATCGACATGACGACCATCAAGAGCCTTCAAATACAGACTGCCGACCCGTCGGCCTTTGGAGTTGAACCAACGGACCCCTATTTTCCATCGCCAGCCTTAGTGACGCTCCCTATGTATAATGCCGTTGACCTCGGTTGTGGTATTACTATTCCTGCTTACCGTCGCTCGGGCACGCATGTGCTCATCCGCAACGGCTTCTCGCTCGCTTACGGCATGTGGGCGAAGAGCGCAAGCTGGGGCGACGCTAACAACAAGTACACGGCCTTGCGGCAGAACATAGCCAATGCATCTGTCTATATCTGCACAGACCCGCGACTGCTTGCCTTAAGCAACTATGCAGGGAGCACGCCCACCATCACGCCCGACGGTCAGGATGACAACGGGGCTTCGGCCACCGCCGAGTGGTTCAAGGGCGGCTGCTTCCTCAATGGTCGTCGTGGCCGATGGATTGCGCTCCTGCCTGGCCAGGAGATAGAGCTGGTGTCGGTCATCACCATGTGGAAGACGGGCACCAATACCGCCGTGCCTTACCTCGCTTGGTATGTGGTGGGCGGCAGCAACATCGACTGGCTCGACAAGCTCATATCTATCCGTACAGTTGGTAGCGCCTACAATGGCTATGATGGCTATTTTGAGCAAGAAGTAACAGGTGGGCAGAATTTCGGAGTGGGTTCTATCGACAAGTACCGTGACGCTTTCTTCGGGCCTCGCCAACTGAGCGATGGTTACGTTGACGGTCTCGCCGCCCAGACGGTTGTTGTCACGCTATCGGCGAACGAAGCGCCCTATCTCTCGGTTCAATAAAGCATCAAATCCTATAAAGTATGAAGAAAATAGTTAAAGGTAACGATTTCACGCTTCGCATCCCTGTCTGCCGCATGGTGAACGGGGAGTCGGTGCCCTTCCCTTTGCCGGGTTGCACCGACATCGTGGTGAACGTTGTGAGCAGCTACCGCCGGCTCTCCCTGCCTTACGCCATCGACGTTTCCGACGACCACATCATCAACGCGCGTGTGGAGGGCGACGCTATCGCTCGTGGCATTTACGCCTTGGAGGTGAAGGGCAAGTTCTTGGGCAACGACTGGCGAAGCAACGAGTATGAGCAGTTTAGCATCGTGGACAACAACGCTTCGGGCGACACGGCCTTCACGCCACAGGAGGGTGAGGACAGCGTGTTGATGGACACGGCGCTCATCATCCTCGCTCCCGACGTGGCGCTGGGCGGACTGATCGCCGATGCCGAGAAAGCCATCGCCAAGGTGGATGAAAAGTTGGCCGACGTTGACTCCACGGTTGGCGATGCCGTGCGCAAGGCCGATGCCGCCACTGAGCAGGCCACCACGGCGGCAGCCAACGCCAACACGCAGGCCGACCGCGCAAAGGCCGTGGCCGACCACCCTGCCAAAATCGGGGAGGATGGCTATTGGTACAGGTGGGACGAGGGGCTGGCCGACTATGTGCGCACCGACGCGTATAGCCGTGGCTCGCTCGACTTCCCTTCTTTCTACGTTGACAACGACACGGCTGACCTCTACGTGGCTATTACCGATGGCAGCGACAAGCGTTTTGAGCTGACGGAGGATGGCGACCTCATCATGCAACCAAACATCATCATTAAATAACATAGAAGTATGAATTACACACCAATCAAATTAGGGCGTGTGGGCTATGTAAGCAAAGGCGCATACGACGCTGGTACGGTCTACGGCGAGAAGAACACCGTGACATACCAGAACACCACCTATTGGAGCAAGCAGGAGAACAACGTTGGCCATGAGCCGCACGGAGAGGATGAGTGGTGGGGCGTTATGGTTGACGGACAGGCGGCCTACGACGCTGCTGACAAGGCCAACAAGGCGGCCGACCGCGCCAACGCCGCTTCCGAGGAGGAGGAACGCATCAACAAGGCCGTGCAGGAGGCCGAGGCCATTCGCGTCCAAGCGGAGAACATGCGCATCCAAGCGGAGAAGGATCGTGCGCTGGCCGAGGAGGGACGCTGCACGGCAGAGGCCAACCGCCAGACAGCTGAGGACGGGCGCACCGAGGCCGAGGGGACACGTGCCCAGGCGGAGACGCAGCGTGCCTCTTCCGAGGTGTCGCGTGTGTCGGCTGAGAGCATGCGCAAGACCGACGAGGCAACGCGCATCCGTCAGGAGAATGAACGCAAGGCATCGGAGGATGAGCGCATAGCCCATGAGACCGCTCGCCTTAGTGCAGAGGAGACGAGAGCTGCCTCGGAGCAGCAGCGCGTCTTAGACGAGCAGGCACGGAACGACGCAGAAGCCGAGCGCATCAAGGCGGCCAAGGAAAACAAGGCTGCCACAGACCAAGCGGTGAAGGACTGCCAGCAGGCCGTGGCCGACGCAAAGGTGAGCGTGCGCTTTGACCATGCGTCTAAATCGTTAATCATCAGAACGGGAAGGGAGGGGTGAGCGCATGGCTGATTCTTTGAACACAGTAAACGTTGTAGCCCTCACGGAAGCAGCCGACCTCAAGGATGGCGACACCCTGTTGCTTATCCGCGACGATGGGCAGGGAGGTAAGACGTGCTACCGCATCGAGGGACGGTCGTTCCGTGGCAAGAGCGCCTATGAGGTGGCGAAGGAGAATGGCTATACGGGTACGGAAAACGACTGGGCGGCACAGGCCGCCAAGGTCGCCAATTTCAATGTCCGCTTTGACCCAAGTTCAAAAAGTTTAATCATCAAAAAATAAGATAGAATTATGGCAGAAACTATTATTTCTAATAACGCGGAGGAGGTTCAGGTAAAGATTATTCCCGAGAAGGCCGGAACAGCCTATGATGCGAATAAGGCTTATCGCCTACTCGACTACATCGTTATCGACAACACGGAAATGTATATCTGTACCAATGTTGACGAGACGACAAACACGTGTGTCGGCAAGCCTCTGACTGACACCAACTATTGGGACAAGTGCATCAGTATGGCGGACATCAAGGCCGCGGCCGAGAAGGCCACCACGGCGGCCACCACGGCGGCCAAGAGTGCCACCACGGCGGCCACCGCCGCCAACACCGCCAAGACAAACGCCGATGCCGCCACGAAGAAGGCCACCGATGCGGCAGGTGCGGCCAACACGGCCACCACAAATGCCAACACGGCAACGCAAAAGGCCAACGACGCAGCAACGGCTTCCGAGAAGGTGAACGCCACCATCACCGCCGAGAACGTGCTGGAGGTGACAGACCGCACGGGCACGAAGAAGACGCTGGCGCTGGCCGACAACGCTACGACGGTGGCGAAGATTGCCGCCCTGGAGGCAACCGATGAGCGGCACATGAAGCGCATCGTGGCGTTGGAGCAGTCGGTGGCCGACCTCGGTGGCGTGTCGGATGCCTACTACTACGCCTCGCAGGACACGTCGCAGGCCAGCCCCGACCTCGTGAACCCGCAGACCAATGTCAGCGTACAGATGTTGCAGGACATGTACCGCCCCTTCCTCATCGACCACACCGAGGCGAAGGAGGGCGTGGAGGTCATGCCCGCCGACGAGCTGAAACGCAACAACTGGCTGCGCTACGCCGATGGCTCGTTTGCTCCTGCCGTGGGCATCACAGAGGAGATGCGTGCTGAGTGTGACGTGGAGCTGTATCTTGATGCCGAGCACACCGAGAAGTATTGCGACGCGGGCGCGTTCAACGCTGAGCGTTTCTACAACGAGTATGGCATGACGCAGAAGCTCTACGATGCCAACGGCAAGGCCGTGCGCATCCTACGCCCGTGGGAGACGACAAGCAAGGACTACTCCATCATGGTGGGCGATCCCAGCGGCACGTATCTCCTCGATGATTACTCCACGAAGGAGGGCGAGCAGGACATCATGTATAAGGGCATCAGCAAGAGCTACCGTGAGGTGGCGGGATGCAAGCCTCGCTATCTCGCACCTACGCTCCTCGCTCCCTGTCACGCCACGAGCGTCAAGGGCGCGGACGGCAAGATTCGCTTCAGCTCCTTCCCGTTCCTATACAATCCTTGCGACGACAACACCAAGGGCGGGTTCAACTCCGATTTTGGCGTGAAGATGTTTTACGACAACGGCTGCTACCCTCGTGTGAACGATGTGTCGCAGGTGTCGTCCATTAAATATTCACGAAACAACAACTTCGACCAATCGAAGTCGTATCCGTTTGCGGAGGCGGGCTACCACGCCTACAACACGTTCCTCGTAGCCCATGAGCTGCTTTACGGCACCAACTATATCAACAACCCTGATACGCTATTCTCGTCGGGCACGTCGTCCGCCGATTGGATTGCTGAAAACGATGAGGATGGTTGGCGCAGATACGGTGGCATAAGGGTCAAGGCTGGCAACGACGGTCAGTGGAGGCATCTGGTATGGAGCGCCAAACCGGCGTTTATGTGCAAGGATGCCAACGGAACGAAGATCAATGCGAGCATGACGGTGTTCGTCAACAACGATTTTCCCAAATGGCGCGAGATGGAGGCGCAGCTTGTCCTGTCGTTCGCGGCGGAGCTCGGCATACAGGAGAACACCGACTTTGAGGTTTATGGCCAGACCTACCGCTATGTCACTCCCTCAAAGGCCAAGGGACTGGCGGATGGCTACATGAACGCCATCGTGTATAAGGTGGTGCCGGGTGAATGGCAAGGCTACGACGCCAACGGCAACGCCGTGACATGGAAATTTGAGGTGAACCTTCGGCAAGGCATCATCGACGGCCTGACGACATCGGGCGACATCTACCATTCTCGCGGAGGAGGCTACGAGCAGGTGGCCACCAACCATTACACATCACAAACGGGGCAAGACGGTGGGAACGAAATAGACTTATACATAGAGACCGATCAGCGCAAATGGCACTCGGAGACATTGCCGATCAAGCCCGACCTCGGCGTGTTCGACTTCGAGAGCCATTATGAAAAAATGGCTCATATCTCGGACTTTATCACAGGGTGGCTCAAGCAACGTGTTCCCCACACGTCGTTCTACAAGGTGGTGGGAGGACTACGCAACACGTATGTGACAGGCTACAACTCCAACGAGAACTATTATTCTTCTAATCCCAACGAGCGCGTTCGCTTGTCCGCGCGTTCTGGCGGATATACAACCTGGATCGGTTGCGCTTCGCGCTGTCTGTTTGCGACCTCTTCTGTTCTGTCTGTGGCTCGGTACATTGGAGGTTCTGCTCAATGTCTTTTCAAGAAACGCCGTTAGTCGCAGCCACCGTGTGTGTATTAAATAATCTTTTAACAAGAAATGCAAGAAAGATATGATAGCAAAAAATTACATGGAGTTGCCCACCGAAGGGCTGACAAGAGGGTGCATGCTCGACGAGGGCAATGCGGTGACGGTGTATCTCGACGCGCACGAGGTGGTGCGGCAGGTGCCCGACGGCAACCCCGAAGAGGGGAAGGTGAAGGACGAGAAGGTGCGCGTGGGCTATGCCGTGCGCTGCCTGAAGCCGTTTAGCGAGGACAGGGCGGTGGATTCCGCCATACAAACGGCCTTCGGCTTGCGCGATGGCGAGGTGTCGCGATTCAATGCTGACATGGCGATGAAGATCGCCGATGGTAGCGACGACGCTACGGTGGCCGAATACAAGAGCTTCGTTAAGTGGTTACGTTTGGAGCTGGCCAAGGCGCTCGGCACTTTGGATGCACTCACGGCGGCAAAGGAGCAGAAGATAGCGGAGATTGATGCCTACGACCAATCATCCGCCGTGAACGGCTTTACGCTCAACGGTGCTACCGTGTGGCTCGACAAGGCCACGCGTGTGGGCCTGATGAACTCCACCAACATCGCCAAGGCTTCGGGTAGCGCAAACACGACGCTGTGGCTGGGTGGCGAGCGCATGGTGGTGCCGTGCGACAAGGCCATACTGTTGCTCTCGGCATTGGAAATGTACGCCCTCGGATGCTTCAACGTCACGGCGGCGCACAAGAAGGCGGTGAGTGAGCTGACAACCCTCGACGAGGTGCTGGCCTACGACTATACGAAGGGCTATCCAGAACAGTTGAAGATGGAGGTGTAAGGCGTATGGTAGTGTTTGTTCCAATATTTATCTATGCCCTGACGCTCCTGCTCATTGCGCTCTACTCGCGCGACATGGGGCGACCCACGATGATCAGCGAGATGTATTATGGCTGGGGGCGCTCCTGGGGGATGCCCTGCGTGTTGGTGTCGCTCGCCCTGTCGTTCCTGCCTATGATGCTCGACCTCGGAGGCCAGCAGTGGCTCGCCTTCCTGACGTGCATGGGGTTGGCCTTCGTGGGTGCGGCCCCCGCCTACCTGAGCGTGTGTGAGCGTGGCGTGCATAAGGGAGCCGCCATCCTGTCGGCCTTGGCGGGCACGCTGTGGTGCCTGACGATGGAGCCGTGTGTGGTGGCCGTGGCCGCCCTCATGGCCGTCATAGCCTCGCTCGCCGACCGCCGTTGCTGGCTGTTCTGGTGCGAGGTGTGCGCCCTGTCGTCGGTGGCCGCCACGTTGATGCTAAAGACATTTGGCGCATGAGCAGGCTCTTCCAACTCAACAGGCGCGACTGCATCGGCCTCGCCTGTTGGCTTCTCGTCTCGCTCGCTATCGGCCTATGGTCGCTCCCGCTGATGGTGGCCCGCGAGCTCTACCAATGGCGGCGCTACCACCTGTCACGCTTCGAGTGGGAGGACGTGGCGAGATACGCCGTGGTGATCATCGCAGGGTGTGTGGTGCGATTTTTATTGACAAGATAGCGCAATTATGAAAAATATGTTGTAATTTTACAAAAACACAAAAACAGGAATAAGGTATGGTAACAACAGAGGTGGTGGGTAATACAGGTACGCGGTTTCTCGGCAGCGTACTAAGCATCGAGTTCGTAACTGTTCTCGACGATATGCGGTGGATGCTGCTATTGATAGTATTATGCGTCATAGCCGACTTTCGCTACGGATGGGGCGAGAGCTCCAAGCGGTACGAGGAGGCGAAGCGAAATGGTGACAAGATACTGATGATGCAATACGCTTGGCGCACATCCAGGGCGTTACGCAGGACAATCAATAAGCTCATCGACTATGTGGTGTGGGCAGTTGTCGGCATGGCTGTCGGCATGGCTATATTGGAGCCTATGGGCGTAAACCACATCTTCGGTGGAGTGGTGGCGACAGCAATCGCCGTGCTATGTGAGGCCAAGAGTTTCTTCGGGCATTTCTTCTATCTGCACGGCGTGACTTATAACGATAGGACCTTCATGGGATTTGCAAAGGCGTTCATCGTGGCGCTCGCCAAACGCAAGAGTGAGGACATGGGGGCGGCGCTTGAAGAGAGCCTTAATGACGAAGAACAGGAGAAGCACCATGAAAGCAAGTGACATATTGATAGCGAAGATCAAGGAGTTTGAGGGTTACATGTCTCGGGCCTACCGTGATGCGGTAGGCGTGTGGACCTGCGGCTACGGCCACACAAGAGGAGTGACAGCAAAGACCTCATGCACACAGGCACAGGCCGACGCATGGTTGCGACAAGATCTTGCGCCCATCGAAAAGAAGCTGGGTGGCATCAAGGAGATAGACTCACAGGGTAAGCTCGACGCTTGCCTTGACTTCTGTTTTAATCTTGGCTTGGGCAGCTTCCTACGCTCCACACTCCTAAGAACAATCAAGACAGGCATGGACGAAAAGCGCATCAAGGCAGAGTTCATGAGGTGGGTCTACGCAGGAGGCCGAAAGCTCGACGGCCTTGTTAAGAGAAGAGAATGGGAGGCCGAGCGGTTCTTTCAGTAACAACAATAAAACAACATAGCTATGAGAAGATATTGGTTACAATGGCTCACGTTCGCTATACTGGCCGTGATGCTCATGACGCTGGCGGGATGCAGGAGTGTGAAATACGTTCCTGTCACGGAGTACAGGGACAGGTACGTAAGCAAGACGGACAGCTTCATCAAGACGGATAGCGTCTATCTGCACGATAGCGTATCAGTCTTTTCGGAAGGTGACACCGTCTACATTGCCAAGACACGCTATAAGGATAGATTCAAAATCGTCTACCACACCAAGACCGACACCGTAGCCGTGCATGACTCCATACCCTATCCTGTCAAGGTGGAGGTGGAGAAGAAACAGACGTTCATTGACAATGTGGTCATAGGATTTGGCGTGGTGACGGGCCTGTTGCTCATCGTGTTCTTCATACTCGTTGTGTGCAACTTCGCCCGAAAGCATTAGAAGAAAGTTCTTTTAGTTTTGATTTAGATAGGTTCAAGTTAGTTTTTAGGTAGGTAGTACTTCTTTGGAGAAAGAAGATTGGTTTTTATTCAGGTTAACGCACGCCCTGCTCTCCCGTGACGGGACGGCAGGGTTTTTATATTTTTTAATTTTTCAAGGCTGATATGTCGCATATACAAAAAATTTACTACCTTTGCAAATGTCAATCTGACCAAAGGAGGAACTTATGACAAAGGAAGAGGAAGGCGTTATCCTTTCATTCATGCAAGGAAAGGATGTGAGCGAAGTAATGGCCTTGCTGATGAAGAGTGGCAACAGGTACTCTCGGAGATTACTGAAGTGTATCAAATGGGTGACCAAGTGGGTTCCAATAGCCATTATGTTATGGCACGCATTTGCGATGTGGGATTTTGCGCACAACCCACGAGAGATGTTCATTGTTCATGCTGAGCACTGGCCGAGCTACACGTTTATCTATGTAATGTTGTACATCCTGCCCATTGTTCTAATCGTGTTCAGCAGGTTCTTCTGGCTGTGTTGGCTATACCGCATACCCTTCTTCTATTACTTCGGTGTTAACGCTGTGCATATCACCTATTGGTCATGGTACACGACCAACGAGATGGTCACGTCGTGCATGACGATCATTGTCATGACAGGAGTCTTCTACGCCTACTGGGTGATAGACTGGTTCCTGCGCAAGACCTGTTTAGGCCGGAAACTTTTCTCATAACCTCCATCTCTACGAAAATTTCACAAAAACGAGTTTGATATGAAGAAGAAAGTGTTCAACTACTACACGCTTGCCATGCTGTTCAAATCGCTCTACGAAAGCTGCATGAAGGCATGGGAGCAACAGCAGAAGGGCGAGAAGGTAACGGCCTGTGGCATGAGCGATGAGGATATTAACGAGTTATGCCAAGACATTCTCCCCAACATGCTCAACCCAATGATGAGCACAGAGGAGGTGAAGGAGAAGCTACGTGTGAGCGACGCAACGCTTAACAGGCTTGTGGCCAAGGGCGACCTACCGAATGGCGAGTGCAAGAGGCGTGGCCATACGAGGTATTGGAAGAAATGGGATATTCTTCATTTTCTACGCAATAGGAAGAAGTAGTAAAACAAGAGTCAATCAATGCCCAAACGTTAAGATTTGCAGTGCTTTGTTAATAATAGCCCAAAATCCTTGCATTTTTCATTTAACAACATTATCTTTGCAACTGCAAAATTACAATTACCATGAAATCGATAATGAGCAAAACGAAGAGAAGCGCAAGCTATACCCCTGGTTTTTGGGATGGACTCGCTTCTATTTTTGGATTCGCTATACCTATTGAAGGGGAAAAGGTAAGCGACCAAGACGCAATGCGCTCAGATTGGGAAAACGTAGGTAATGACATAAGAAATGCTATGGGCAAAATATCTCTACAATGAGAAACAAGCAACAAGGATTAAGCAAAGAGACAACTACCGTTGTTTCGATGCAGCAGCATTATAGCGGCCCTCTGCCTCCTGCGCAAGATTCAAGGCTTATGGAGAGGTATTACCAAACGCCCCAGAGCGCATTCTTGCAATGGCAGAAGGAGAGCAAAAACACCGTCATAAGAAAGAAATCCGAGCCTTAAACGCAAGAGCATTTGTTAGCATTCTTGGCATGCTCTTTGGAGTTGGAATAGTTATCATGTGTATATGGTTTGCGTATAAGCTCGGAATGAGCGGTCATGATTGGCTTGCTGGTTCTATTGTCGCAATTACAACCAGTTGTGCTATGATATTCGTTCTCAGAAGGAAACCCAACAAAGAATAATAAAATATTTCAGCCTGCCTCGCATTGAGGTAGGCTTTTTTGTTTCAGTAGTAAAGGATTACTTTACAACTGAAATGGCGAACATGTTAACGTAATAGGCTTTTCTTAACATGAGCAATACAACGTGTTAGCAAATTCCAGTTTTGTTAACATGATAGAACCGCCTATCACCTTATCTTTCTTATTATCAGCGTGTTACAAAAAGTGTGAGCGAGTTATGCACTTATCCATTATGAAGGACTAACTTTGCCTACGTAACGTTACAATAGTGTTAGTTCAAATAAGGTATAACAAGAAAGATTTTTAAGGATTATGGAAAGTAAGACTTATGTGTTTGGCAACGACAGCAACGGTCAGGGTGGCATGATGTCGCTGCTTGCTCCTTTGCTTCAACAGAGAGGGCTTGACCCCAACCTGCTTCTTGCGATGAATAAGAACGGCAACAGTTGGGGCGACGGAAGTGGTTTCATGTGGGTGATATTCCTCTTCTTCCTCATGGGTTGGGGAGGTAACGGTTGGGGTGGCTTCGGCAACAACGGCCGTGGAGGTTATGTGGCTAATGAGATTAACAACGACTATGGCCGTTCTCTTCTCATGGATGCCATTGGTGGCAACCGCAACGCTATCAGCAACCTCGCCACACAGCTCAACTGCACCGAAGGACAGATACAGGGAGCTATCAACGCCTTGTCTACTCAGATGAGCAACGTCGGCAACCAAGTGGGCATGAGCGGACAGCAGATCATCAATGCCATTCAGCAGGGCAACATGACTATCGCTCAGCAGCTTGCCGAGTGTTGCTGCCGCACCAACAACGCCATCACGGCTATGGACGGTAACATCAAGCTTGCCATGTGTCAGCAGACCGGCACGCTCAACAACGCTATCAACAACGTGCTTAACGAGCAAGAGAAGGGCTTTGCTTCATCGGCCTATGAGACGCAGCGACAGACGTGTGCGCTCCAAGAGTCTATCAAGGCTTCCACGCAACAGATTTTGGACGGCCAGCGTGCCGCTGAAATGCGAGAGCTCCAAAACAAGATTGACAACTTGCGCGAGGAGAACTCAACGTTCAAGTCTTCAGCAATGACTAATCAGATTGTTGGTCAGGCCGTTGCTCCTATCAATGCGTTCCTTGCGAACTTGCAAAAGGATGTTGATGGCATCAAGTGCAAACTCCCCGAGACGGCCACCGTAGCTTACAGTCCTTTCACGGCCGTGCCTAATTGCGTGGCTGCACAGATGGGACTTTATGGTGTCAACTTCGCCAACAACGGAGGCTTTTGGGGTTAATCAGACAGGAGGAGCGACTATGATTTGGGGTTATCCTTTTTCATGGGTCAATCGTAGAGGTTCAGCAGCGGTGGGCTCAACTGCCGTGAAGGTACAGACGAACGCTGTGGTATTCACATTCAAGAACCACGCTTTCCTCAACGCTAATTACCGAGGGACGGTGTTCGTTAACCTCATGCAAGCGATACCGACAGGCACGACACCTACGCTGCCTATCCTCTTCGAGACCAACGGAACGACACAGGCCGTCACAAAGTTTGGAGGAGCGGCCTTGACAGTCGCCGACGTAGCTGGTACTGGTGTATATCAGCTATGGTTTGAGAGAGACACCAACACTCTGCAGATAATGCCAGGGATAGTATAAACCGCTAAAGAAAGACCTATATGTTCCAAGGATTACGAGAAAACAGCATATTCTATGTGCTCGACAAGAGCAACGACTTGTCGCTAACAATAGGGCAAGTGGTGAGCGTCAGCAACCCACAACCCAAGTTTCCAAGCTATCAGCCTGGCAGTTTCAATCCTCAGCCGATGGAATCGACCGTGGATGTGAAGATCAAGACTCCAGACGGAGAAATGGAGTTCAAGCAACTGCCCGCTACTGGGCAGATAGCCAACTCAGGCAACCTCGTCGTATCTGAAAGCCGTGAGGCCATGATGTCGGAGGTGGATTCCATGCTCAGGCAATCAAAAGAGGTTCTTGCAAGCAAAGACTATCACGAAAAGGTGGTTGAGCGATGCGAGGGGATGATGGGTGTCCTTAATCCTCAGATAGCGAAAGAGAAGGCGCAAGAGAAGGAGATCGCCAGTCTAAAAGAAGAGGTTGGCGGTATCAAAGGCACATTATCGAGCATTGAGAGCATGCTGCAAAAAGCCTTGGCAAAGAAGTCTAACGGAAGCAACTAAAAGCAAGAAGCCATGTATATGACAGAAATCACAGAGAGCAAGTTTGATGAGCTTGTGGAGAATGCTGAGAAAATGCTTCGTTACGGAGGCAAGGTGATGTCTTGCCTTGACAGCATTCAGCGAGGCTCGGACAGGATGGGCGAGCGCTCACCTATGCCCGACTACCGCGACAAGTGGCGTGGCGATCGAAGCCATAGCCGTGATCGTGACCGTGATATGGACGACTACGAGCAAGAACGCTACGGAGAACGTTATGGTGGTGGCTACAACGGAGGTAGACGCTACTAAGTGATAACCGACAGGTGAGGAAATGAGTTTCCTTACCTGTCTTAAAAAGGAATAAGATTATGGGAAGATGTAGAATGCCTATGGATATTTATGACATGAAGCCCGAGGGCATGGTGGCCTATCTTCGTTATAACGGCTACCATTTCAACAAGAAGATGTGCGACTGGGCCGTAAGCCAGATGCAAAAGGTCAACAAGGCCACAGGCAAGGCTGAGCCGATTGAGCCGCTTACAAAGGATAAGGTAGACACAATGTTGCAAGAGAACGGACTGAAACTCGACAACCTCATTGGCTACGATCATGTGTATGTGGCCAACATGGCCAAAGCCGATTTCTTGGGTAGCTCCATCAGTGATGCCGCAAGTTTGGCGCAATTCGTAAAGGATATGGTCGATGATGTCGATCAGAAGGATGGCTTCATCTTCAATCGTTTCTATGCCGACTGCTGCCACAGTGGCCTGCCCATCCCTTGGGATGATGTGCTATGACGAAGTGCGATGTCTATTTAGAGAAATACAAGTGGTCTGTGACTTGCTTCATAGGCTACGAGCCTGAGGATGCCGTATTCCTGTGCCAACAACTTGCCAGCATTGGTTGCAGTAATGATGCTTTACGGGAGGCCTATGAGCATTTGATGCAAGGCGGTGACGAGCGTGGCCTTACCTATTCTAATGTCAAGGACAGAAGAAGCGTTGTCGCCATCGGCCTATCCACCACTCATGCCGATATGGTAAACACCGTAAGCCACGAGCTCTTTCATGTTGTTGCCCATATCTGTGAAAAGGACGGCATAGATATGCTAAGCGAGGAGCCTTGTTATATTATTGGGACGCTTACTGAGAGCGTATTTGAACAATATCTTAAACCAAATTTTTAGATTATGAAGATGTTAATGAGCAAATTGAACATTTGCACTAATGAGCAAGCAGTAGAACGAGCGCTTGTTGTTATTGCCGATGTTTACGACCGCTGTCTCACAGAGGAAGAAAAGAAAGATCTGAATGCTAAAATTCAAATGGTTACAATCGGAAACCATTTCGATGCAGAAACGGCACGTGAACGTATCGCTTCTATGTTCTATGTAGATAAAGACGCAAATGCGATTTTCGCGCCTTTCATATCAGAACGAGAAACTATCGAACTCTATAACGAGTTTAAGGAGCAAGTAAAAGGGTATAACTTATATGATTACATGGTTGTACTCAACGATACCATTGCTAATTTTCACAATCTGCTTTACACATGGTGGCCTAACGAGGATTGGGATGTGATGCTTCTAAGATTCAGTGAGATAGCCGTAAATTGGCTTAACGATGATGATACGCTATTTCCTGGCGAAAAGGCATGGAAAGTGTTAGGTATCAAATAATATAAAGGCCAGTAGCCGACTTTTGACTACTGGCCTTTACTTATTTCAATAATTCGATATTCAAGCCCTTTTTGGCGACTAAAACAGGCTTCCCAGTCGCTTTCATTACTTTGTCAGCAAATAATGCTCCATTCCCGTTATTCTCACTCACATGAATAAGAATAATAGCTTTGGTATGTTGCAGATTATTGCCGGACAAAAAATTCAGCCCTCTTTGCAAACTCATGTGCGTTGCTTTAACGCGCAACCCAACTTTCTTAGGGATAATCCCATTCTCTACACTCTGATCCACCAATTCATTAGTATGATTGCATTCTATCAATATATAATCAAGCGGAAAGTTGAAATTATATTTGACATGATGAGTATCAGTAAGGAAAAGTAGGTTGCCGAAATCTTCGTGGTAGATAATAAAACCACAGGGTTCATTAGTATCATGTTCGGTATCGAATGCTTTTACGATAAAGTTCCCGACTTTGAATTCGACAAACAAAGGTATTGCGCAGTAATGGAAAGTTCCTACGTTAACATGACATTCCTCCAGCGTACCCTTTGTAGCGTAAACATTAAATGATTTGGCATATTGCTTAATAAATGCCGCATGATCCCCGTGACTATGCGTTATCAAACATCCGTTAACTTTGCCAACATTGTTATGCAACGCTTCTACCGCGTGTCGGTAGTTTACTCCGCATTCGATTATTAGAGCTTCGTGCTCATTTTGCAATATGTAGCCATTGCCTGAGCTTCCGCTTCCTAAGACGGTTAATTCCATGTGTTTTTTCGTTAAAAGAAAAGGGGAGCAAGAAGATTACTTACTCCCCCATATTTAAAAACTATGACAAATTGAACATATCAGGCATCTTCTGCTTGCCAATAGGCTGTGTCTTAGAAGATGTTTCAGGAGTGGTTGGTTTGTTCTCCTCTGACTTGCTGACCGAAACTGGGGCATCCGTCGTTGCTGTGCCTGTGTTCATTCCCATTGATTGAGAATTAGCTTCTTTCTGCTCTTTCAGTTGGGCGTGGGCGAGCTTCTCTTCTGCGGAAAGCTGTTCAATGTTATCATCAGTGACCTCGGTGTAATCCATGTCTTCGAGTTCTTCTTTGACAGCGACACCGCATAGAATCTCAGGGCAGTAGGCGCTTTGAAAGCGTGTCGCTGCGCGATAACGTAGCATCTGCTCAGGCTCAGCTTTCCAGTTGCTTCCTTGTCTATTATACCAACCTTTCTGTTTGGCAATATCAATTGTTATCAAAGAGCCTTTGAGGACTTCTCCTTGCTTGTCAATTGCATAGGCACGACATCCCCAATTGTCTTTGCCTTCTTCGCCGACAAATTCGTAGCGAAGGGACGATGCGAATAATCCACTCGCATTGATACAAGCGATAAGGAATCTTGCAGAGAAACCAGGCTGTCCGTTGACAACGTAGATATTTTGCATGATCATCAATGGATTAGTGTGCATTCTTAGCGCCAAGTCAATCGCTATCATGGTGTTACCTACATTGCTTTGGAAAGCCTTAGGAACGATAGTCGATGAAGCAAGCGCCTGAGACATCTTGAAACCTGTAGAAAAACTCTCTTGGTTCGCAAACATGTTGAGAGTTGTAGTCGGGATGGTTACCGAAACTCCGTTATTTTCAGTCATATTATTGTGTAATTATAGAGTTAAACATTCTCGATTCTGAAAGGTTCACCGTACTTGCATTGTAAGTAGATGGTCTGTTGATCCGACGGCAACGCGTTTTCAACAGATTCTTTTCTGTCAACAAAGAGAGGAACATGAATATCCTTAGCCTTGGCTATGCCATTGATAATATCAATACCCATGTTAATCACAGTGCCATCATTGGTATTGTTGTAATCAACACCATTGGGATCTATGGCCGTACATATCTCCTTCTCATCATCGTTGGTGATATTCTGCTCATAGAATTTCCAGCGAATGAGTGAAAAATAAGCATTAACCTTGCTCTCAACGATAGAGATTTTCGCTTTCTTGTATGCCTTGATCTGGCGTATGACTTCATTGCAATCAGCGATAACCTGAGCAAGTTCGCGTGATCGAGCGTCAAGCTTCTTTTTCTCTTTCTCAATGCGCTCGTTCGTGTCTTGGGCTGACAAACGCTTGATAAGCTCATCATGTTTCGCTGAAAGTTGAGTCTTCTTCTGCTTATTCTCTTCCAAGGTTGAGTCTATCTTAACAACAGGTTGGGTAGCCTCGATTGCTTGTAAATCTTTGTCCGCGTCAACCTTTGCTGAACTTTGCTCCCATGTTTCCTGTTGAGCATCCATACGCTTCTTAACAAGCGTGTTGTAGGCCTGCTGCTTCTCCTTAAGGTCATTCTCGTCACCCAAAGAAGTCACTTGCTTATAGGTGTTGATTCGGCCTTTGAGAACGATTATCTGAATACGCTTCTCGGAGGCTGCGTTCTGTATCTCTGCCAATTGCTTAGCTTTGCAAGTATTAAACTCGCTTACAGCGTTCTCATACTCTTTCTCTTTCATCGCGTCCGTATAAGGACGACCACAAACGGGACAAACATCTGTTTGGGTAAAGTTAAATTCCTTCTCGTTAACATCTTTCCATTGTTTAGTCAGGTTCTTGAACTCTTCAGTCAAAGTTGCAAGTTTTACCCCATCTTGCACATTGAGGTCTTTGTGTTCTTTGACCTTAGCTTGTGACTTACGCAACTCCTCAGATGCGGCACTTACTTCTTTGAAGAGGGTATCTACTTTTTTGTAATGGTTATCTTGCCAAGTCGTGCGAGCTTTGTTATAAGCATCTTTTGCAATAGCGAGTTTTGCGGCATATTCTTTCTGCTCGCTCGTATTTGTTACAACGCCTTGAAGCATTGTATCGATGTCGGCAATCTGCTTATTTATATCGCTTGCTTCTTTTGCGATCGTAGCGAAATCATCATCTACACGCAATGCGTCTTGTGCATGAACCTTCGCAGGTATCATCAGCAACTCATCATTGGCCTTTTTGCGTGTAGTTTTTTGCTGGATAAGCATATCGGCAATATCCTTATGCTCATCAACGACACCATGATGGACTGCTGGATAATCTTGCATAAGCGCTTTTTCATCAATCTCTCCAGCGAGTGACATTAGGATGCGGCGGCGGATGTCGATTTTGTAGCTCCAAAACAAATTGATGTTTGAAAGCATGAACCAGTCGCCATAGTCGCAAAGACTACTTAGCTTCTCCTTAAAAGCAGTGACAGAGTAGGGTACTTCATCAATGATGCGAGTTTGTGTTGTGCCAAGAAACTTCTCTTCGACAGTATCTTTAGCTTTCCAACGCTCTGATAAGCGACGTTCAATCTTTATATCTCGCTCATCGTTGAAGTTAATGACAATAGTTACCGAAGTTTCGAGCTTATGGATAATTTCATTGTTGCCATCCAAAGTCTGAACCGTTGTGTCAGGACGACTCGTTACTCCGAACAAACACCATAAGTAGGCATCATAGACAGTTGATTTTCCTGTCTCGTTTCCTCCGCTGATTAATGTGTTGTGGAAGAACTCTAATTCTTCGCTCCGAACTTTTTTAAAGTTCCGCAACACCATAGATTTCAATTCGATTTTCATACTTGCAATTTATCTTTAGATATTGTTTTCTTTATGCGCTCACAGATCTCATTCACAAAAGAAATGTCTGCGACTTTTGAGCTATCAATCTCTTGTTTTTCGATCACAGCTCTTTCGGTAAGTTGATTTGCTCTCTCCGTATCGAAGTTGCGTAGTGCGATCATGATATTTTGAGGGTTAATTGTTCGCCCGACATATAATGTACCATAACCACCAGCTACAAAACTTTCAAAGAAATATGTGAGTTCGCTTGCTGAAAGGTAGAAATACGTGTATCGTATTCTCCTTGCTATCATGATAATCTGTATGCTGGCGACTTGCTCTATCGCTCCACATATGCGAAACACATCAAGCAGTTGCCCTTTTATCCAATCAAGAGAAACGCCTTGACCTAACTCTTTGTCTATTGATATAAGTGAATTTTCATCATTCATAGCTTCGTTCAAAGATATGATAGGCAATAGTCGTTGACTAATCATTGGAAACCGCTTAACAAGCAAAGAAGCCTTATTAGTCGGAGCTAAAGACTTCGGCTGCTTTTCGGGCAAACAAGATGCTTGATTTTTGTTGTTGATCTGATTCATCATACACTGAATAGATTTCATCCTCCCAACATCTGCCATTCAGATATGTAAGAGGGTCTTTCTGATACACTTTATTTGTAACGGATGCTACATATTTAGGAGTAGCAGTAATACAAGCCTGTCTATCCTTTTTGCTCATGTGTAGCCACTTCTTTAAGCACTTAGGTTTGCCTCTTTTCTTATTATAGAGGTTCCACCATTGCTCAAACTCGTCGTTGACAACAGCAATTGATTGTGGAGGTATGACCTCATAGCCATTAGCTTCAAGCAAAGCAATCGCACCTTTCAATTCGTCTTGATTCATTGGTTCACCTTATTAAATATATTCTCCTGCCCAAAATCGGGTTATCTCAGATCCTGTGACAACAGTTTGGCCGTTTGGTCGAATGATATTCTTCATGATGCCAGACTTGATGTAGCGATACAGTGTAGTCGGGCTTACGCCAAGTATTCGAGCAGCCTCGCTAATCGAATACCGCCATTTAGGCTTTACGTTAGGTTGTTCATTTACCATCTTCTTTCATGTTATTCCGCCGCAAAATACCATAGATAGCAGCTTCTGTGGCGTAGTTAAAGTCACTCATTGTGCGACGCACAGCCTCCGACTTTAAGAGGCCGTGCTTAATGTACTTTTCTACGGATTCGCACACTTTCCGTTCTTTCTCTTTCTGCGAAATGTGTTTAATTGTCATTTTTTAACTATCAAATAATATATAAATTAATATATTCTTTCTACTTTTGCATAAGCGAAATAGATTTATGTCTTAACGACACCGCAAAATTAATAAATTCTATTCATACACGCAACAATATTATTAATAAACTATTAGTTTTTATATTATTTTATATATTACAATGGAGACTTTCAAAGATAGAGCGAAAAAAATATGCGAATACGAAAGAATGTCAATGGCTAAGTTCCAAGAAAGCTTAGGATTGAGCATTGGGCATTTTTATAACACGAAGCATCTAACACGTAAAGTCGCGAAATTGATCGAAGAGATTTATCCTGAGATCAATGTTGATTGGTTGGCGACAGGAAATGGGCAGATGGTTAAGAACGGTGCACTACCAAAGTATGCTACCGAAGGAAACAACAATTGCATCCCATTGCTTCCTCTCGTATCACAGGGAGCGATACCAAATGCTATTGAAACAATCTTGGCAGAAAATGACTGCGAGAAGATAATCACCCCGATACAAGGAGTCGATTTAGCTGTTTCTGTATACGGTGATAGCATGTCGCCTGAATTGCCAAATGGAAGCAAGGTGCTCGTCCAGAAGATCAATGATGCCGCATTCGTAGAATGGGGTTGCACATATTTGCTTGATACTGTTAACGGCATAGTGCTTAAAAACGTTTTCCAAGGCAAAGATAACGCAGATGAAATCATTTGTCGCTCTGTTAATTCTAATTTTGCCGACTTCACTGTGTCCATTAGTGATATAAGGGCATGGTTTAGGGTTCGCTGTTGCATTATCATAAAGTGATAATTGCTTCTCAAAACCATGCAAATAACGTGCAATCGAAGAATACATAAGTGTTACAAATTGCTGTAACAGAGTGTGTTGCACGTCTTTGTACAAATACCTGGGGCATATTTGCCCCAGCCTCTCGCCACCCAGCCATCACCACCGCATGACCCAGCCTCTCGCCACCCAGCCGTCAAAGCCACCACGTGCCCTTTGCGTTGGCGATAACCCATGCTATGCGGTTGAGCGCCAAGAACTGGTAGCGCAAGCTCTCGGGTGGCGCCTGGGGCGAGCGCCGATACACGGCGGCGCTGATATCCTTATCTGCGAAGGTGGGCTTGTTGGGCTCCAGCAGCAGGAGGCGACCGGCGGCGCATGCGTCGAAATACACACCTCCGGGCTTGTAGAACCGCTCGTGGGGCGAGTGCTCCGCGGGAAACCCGTCTTTCAGCAGGATGACCAAGGGGTGGTGGGCCTCGCGCAACCGCCGGCACACCACCTTCTCGCCTTGGCTGATGGCCGCCGACACGCTGACGGCGCCCTGACACGCCTGTTCCTCCTTGCTGGTCAGGTAATCTCTCAGTTGCGCCTCATCAAGGCTTCGCGAGCATTGTATCTCCTGCTTCAGCGGCGCATCGAGCAGAAACAGGTTACCCAAGGCACGAAACCGCCAGTCCACCATCTGTCCCTCCTCGTTGGTGAAGCGCAGCGACAACTGGTGGCGCATGCAGAAGAGGTTGGGGTGGCGCGTCTTCAACCAGAGTCGCCGAGGGTTATCGAGTGCGTAGGCCACCATGTTCTTATACTGTCCCGTGCGGTGCATGATGCGCTCATGATAGCCAGCGTGCATAAACTCCCAGATGCTCTGATGGCGCATGAAGAACGGTCGAAAGGCCGTGTCGCCCTCGGCAAACTCCCGTTTATAGAGCGACGTACACGCACTCTTGAAGCCTCGTATCACCTCCCCAACGCTCTTAGGCATCGGTTCCACCACACGCAACACCCCATGCAGGTGATCGGGCATGACACACAGGGCGAGCACCCGAATGGTACATCCCCGCTGCGCCTGATGCATCGGGATGCCACGAAACAACCGCGCCACCCCCTCGCCCAACGCGCTAAGCACGATGTGCGCCTCCTCGGCACTGTCGCCCTCCAAGCGCCCGAACAACGGATAGCGCCCCTCCACATTGAGCGTAAAATGGTAAAAGCCCCGTCCCTTGTAGTTCCATAGGTTCTCCCGATGGTGGCGCGTGGTGTCGGTGGCGCGCCAAAGCGTACGGTCAGGGCTTTCAGATGGATGGTTCATAGCTTATTAGGGTTGATGGCAATAGCGGTTGCCGCAAATATGCGGCAAAACATTTCTTTGGCAAAGATAGCGCTTTTAGCCGCTTATTCCTATGGCTATCATGGGAAAAGCGAGAAAAATAAGAGAAAAAGAGAAGAAAAGCTGCGAAAAGGGGAAGAATAGTAGCCATTGAGGGTGTGTCAAAATTCACACCCTCTTTTAAAATATCACAAAGCCCGAACTTTCACAAGCTCGGGCTTTGCTATTCCATAATTTTTTTGTACCTTTATGGAAAGAAATTTCTAATATGGCA